TCGCAGTCCCAGGCAGCCAGCGCCGGATCACCGCCGAGGAGCAGTCGCCGGTCCGGCAGCGGCTCCACGTCGGGGTCGGTGTGCGCAGCCCAGTGATCGGCCACGCCCTCCAGGAGGGTGCGGCCGATCTCCAGGATCTTCAGGCGGTTGCCGATCATCAGTCGGTCTTCGGCTTGTACGCGGCCTTGAGTTCCGCGACGGTCTGCGCGTCGGCCTGCTCGAAGGTCAGGTCACCGCCGCGCGCCTTGGACACGGCGAGCGCGTACTCCACCCACTCCTCTTTGAGGGCGTTGCCCTTGGGCGCCGGGGGAAGCTCCTCGACGGCGGCGTGCTCGGTTGCGGCCTGCTTGACCTGCTTGGCCTCCTCGGCGTCTGCACGCGCGCGCAGCTCAGCCAGGTCCGGCAACGCGCCTTCGACCCACACGGGGTCGCGCTCGTCGTCGGTGGCGTGCTGCTCGAACAGTTCCTTCCACTCGTCGATCTCTTCGTCGTCCAGCTCGGTGTATTCGGCGCGGCGCAGCAAGGCGGGCAGCGAGATGAACTCGGCGCCGGGGTTCTTCTCGTCGGGGGAGCCGAACAATTCGAGGTATTCGGCGTGCCGGACGTGGCGCCGCTCCAGCTCGTCCGCGTCGATGTCGACGTCCGCCTCGACGGCCATCGCGAAGTGGTCACGGCGCCACTGGTAGAGGTTGGCCAGCGCGTCGGCGACTCGCTGACTGCCCTCGTCAACCCAGTTGGCCGGGTGCTGCGGGGAGTCGCCGGGGGCGAACGGGTCGATATGGGTCGCGGTCACAGAGGCCTCCTGGGCATCAGTCGAGGTACGTCAGGCGACCATACCCCCGCCCTTTGGGGGCGGGCATCAGGGTTGACCGCGCGCAGCCACAAATCCACCGACGTCAGGCCGGTGCCGCCCTCCTTCAGGATGTCGAGGCTGTCCGCGATGTCGACGGTCACGCCCTGCCGGGTCACGCTCGTCAGCCTCTTGGGCAACCTGCACTTGCCGATCCCGTAGAAGTCGCGGGCCAGCTCAATACCCAGCGTCACCGCTGCCTGCACGCCTCCCAGTGGCGGCGGCTCGCCGTGCCGGTAGCTGACCACCGTCGTGCCGGAACACAGATCCCAGCTCTTCCCGTCGAGGCGCTCCAACCAGCCTGACCGGGTCAGGCCGTAACTCGTGAACGGGTCGCCGTTGATCGTCACAGAGGTGACCTCGATGACGGTGTCACGCGGCAGCTTCACCGCGTACACGCCCTCCACGTGGTTCCACACCCCGAGGTAGGCCGCGATCGGGTAGCCGTTGATCCACTGCGCCTGGAGCCAGCATCCGCAGTCTCCCCACGACTCGTGGTACGGCCATGAGCCGGTACCTGGCCGTGGTGGCGTCGAGCGCAGGTAGGCCTCCTCCAGGCAGCCCACTCCGTACCAGCGTCGGCCCGACAGCATCCAGAGGATCTCCGAGGAGATCATGAGCACGTGCGCCCACTGCGAGCCAGTGAGGGCCAGCTCGGCGCGAATGGCCTCAGGGATGTCGGCCTCCGTCGCCCAAGCTGCGCACAGGACGGCGCTGAACGGCGACGACGCGGGGTTCTGCCCCGACACGTTCATGCTGATGCTGGTGGATGCCACGACGGCGCCTTGTCCTTGGTGGGAGCCCGCGACGCTCGCACCCACCGGGACAGGGACATTCGCCGCGCCTGCTCCGACCTTCGTCCCTGCCAGTGAGCCAGCGACGGGAACGGGTGCGGATACGGCACCGGAGGCGACCTTGCCACCGGTCACGGACATGCCGACGGGCACGGGAAGATCCACCGAGCCGCTCGCGACCTCGGTCGGGTCCACGTCGGTGAGGATCGGCGTGATCCAGAAGTTCGCGGCGGCACCAGAGCCATTCGCGGGGAACGAGCGCGAGGTGCCGCCGATCAGGACGCCCTGCTCACCGTCGGGGGCGAGTGCCTGGCTCGGCGCCACGAGGCGACCGGCGGTGATGCCAGCGGATCCGGCACCGCTCGACCAGTAGTTCGAGGTGAACGCGTAGGCGCCGTTCGGGAGGTGGTGGCCGGTGCGGTACGAGGCCAGCACGCCTACAGAGATGGGCACAGGGGTGGACAGAAGAACGGTTTGGTAGACGCCTGTGCCAGACAGCGTGTACGTCGCCACGCTGCCAGGAACGGCGACCCCGGCCTGGTCCCACGTCTCCGCGCTCACCGGCCCCGTGACGGCGCCGTCAGCCCGCCAGAACTCGTAGCCCTTGAGCCAGAGGGGAGCGCCCGCCGTGGTGTGCCACGACAGGCCGAGGGTGTACTGATTGCCGGGGTCCGACGCCGATGCACCAGGCCCGGCGCCGAACGCTCCCGACAGGCTGTAGTCGGTCACGTCCGGTCACCTCACACCATGGTCGGAGTCAACAGGTACTGGCCAGCCGCGCCGTAGGCCTCTGGCGCCGGGAGCGCGCCACCCATGTGGAACGTGCCACCGGTCGGCGCGGTCCAGAGGCCCCAGTGGGTGTAGGACTGCGCAGCCGCGCCGACGGTCGCCTGGGAGCCCACCTTGGTGCCGCCGCTCGACGCTGCCCACACGGTCTGCCCGCGCGACGCGCCGGTTCCGGCCGCCTCGTTGGCGCCGGTGGTGCCGGGGTCTCCGGTGTGCAGACTGAACCAGGTCGCCACGGCGCCGATCGCGTCCTGGGCAACCGCCTTGCTCGCGTTGCTCTGTGCCACGTGAAGATCCTTTTCTGTGAGCGGAGGCCAGCCGGGGCGCCGACTGACCTCCTACCCATCCACCTTGAGGGAGACCCTCGCAGCGGTCTTAGGCGGCCACCGTGACGTAGCCGCGCGACAGGTCGGGGATGCTCGCCACGCGGACGAACTGCCACACGCGGTCAGCCGCACCAGCGACGCTCACGGGCCAGTCGTCCTCGGGGCCAGCCCCCCAGTTCGAGTTCTGCGCGCTCGTCCCCTGGAAGACCGGCTGGAGCGCGTTCTCCGCGTTCAGTACGAAGTTGTCCGCGAGACGCAGCGTCGCGCGGGGAACCGTCCAGTGGATGTAGGGCAGATCCGGGTTCGACGCGCCATCGAGGATGTCCCGGGTCCAGAACTCCAGCCCGATGCCGTACGGGTTCGGCGTGATTCCCAGCTCGGGCGCCTTGAAGCCGAGCGCCAGAGCGGACACCCCGGGTGTGGTCGTGGTGACGGCGACCGCCGGGGTGACACCGCCGGTCAGGCCGGTGCCGGACGCGGTCATCTGCGTCACGTTGCCCAGGCTGGAGGCGAACGCGACCGTCCACGGCGTGCCGGGACCGGGGCCGCCGCCAACGGTCACGTCGCCCGGCGCCAGGTTGCTCAGCGCCTCCAGGGCCGACTGCACGGCGGCGGCGGCCGCGTTGTACGCGATGCCTGCCGTGGTCTGGCCGTTGTAGGTCAGCGTGAACGTGCCGCCGGTCGGGGTGCCGGTGATCGTCACGGTCTGCACCTCGCCGACGGCGGCACGGTTGATCGTGTCACCGCCGATCGCGAACTGGAACACGTTCGGATCCGGCTGGCACACCGTGAGCGCGTCGACCACGCCGTTGGTGAGTGTGTCGGGCGCCTTGTACGACATGCACAGGTTCCCGGCGCCGTTGCGCTGGGTGATCTGCGCGCCGTCCTCGTAGGTCAGGCCGAGGCCGACCGTGGTCAGCGCCTCGGTCGTGTAGCAGGTCGTGGTACCGACCAGCGGGGCGCCGGTGGAGTCCAGCTTGGTCAGTCGCATGCCGAGAGCGAAGAGGCTCCCGCTTCCGTCCCATCCGGGCATTTCTACCTCCTCGCTCAGGTGGTGGCCGGGAGATCCACGGCCACGCCGTGCAGGACGCACGGATCGAAGGTGGCCGCGTAAAACCGGTCCGCAGTCGTGTGGATCTGGTTGTGCCGCTGGTCGACGAACGAGTTGACCGTGATGCGCGAGGTGCGCACCTCGACCGGTCCCGTCGCGTACATCCACAGCGCGTCGGCCTGCACGGCGTCGTTCGGGTCGGTGCCGGGGTATCCGGCATCGGCGATGACGCGGGCGCCGGTCTTGGTGAACAGGCCAGTGCCGTTCTGCACGATCGAGTCGAGCATCAGCGGCACCAGGGTGATGGGCATGTGAATCCACACGTCCATGCCGAGCGAGCCGAGCTGACCGCGTGCGGCCTGCTCCAGCGCGCCCAGCGCATGCAGTGGCTCATGCTTGCCCGCCACCGCCTGCACACCGAGCCCGGCAGTCAGGCGGGCGTTGACCTGCCCGCTCGCCTCGGGCGTGTCGTACGGGTTCAGGTCGCTGTGCTCGCCGGTCCACAACTCGCGGGCGATCGTCCACGAGGTGACGGCCTCCGCCTGGCGGCGAACGCGCGCCTCGTCCTCGGTCATGTCGCTGTTGAGCGCCGGGCACGAGTCCTCGACCCGTAGCACGGGCGGCGAGTAGTAGACGGTGCCGGACGGGCCGACGCCGTAGGCCGTGCCGAACAGGTTGTAGCCGGTCGTGGTGGTGGCAACGGCCACCGCCGGGGCGGTGCCCCCAGTCAGGCCAGCGGCGGACGCGGTCATCTGCGTCACGTTGCCCATGCCAGCGCGGAACGTGACCACGTACGGCGTCGCGGGACCAGGGCCGCCGGTCACGGTCACATCGCCCGGGACCAGGTTGCTCAGGTTCTCCAGCGCGGTCTGAACGGCCGCCGCCACCGCGTTGTACGCGATGCCTGCGGTCGTCTGGCCCGAGTACGTGAGGGTGAACGTGCCGCCCGTTGGGTCACCGGTGATCGTGACCGTCTGCACCTCGGAGATGTCTCCGCTCGCGCAGGCGTTGAACGAGCGCACCGACGTGCAGCGCTCGGGGCGCCACGCCATGCCCTGAGTCCAGCGGTCATCGCCACTGGCGGGCGTGAGAGCCCATGCCGCCAGGCTGGACCGGGACGGTGCTGCCTGGACCGGCTGAATCGGGGCGAACAACATTCACCCCACCTCCATTCGTGGAGCCAGGCCGCGCCGGGCGTCGGGCGAACCGGCGCGGCCTGGAGCTGGTCAGGTCAGTTGATGATCGCGTCCAGGTCCTTCGTGGCGGCGCTCTGGCCGGTCACGCGGAGCTGGAACACGAGGTGCACGGACTCGATGCCACGGTGGGCGGGGGCCGCGAACTCCTCGCGGAACGTCTGGAAGCGGTTGACGGCGTTGAGCGCGCTGTCACGGACCAGGCCCATGTTCAGCTCGCCACCGTCGAGGTACTTCCAGTCACCCTCGCGGAAGATCAGAGTTGACACGGTGCCGATGTAGTTCGGCACCTCGGTGCCAGCGGCGGCCGTGGTGTAGGCCTGCGCCGGGACCACGATGTCCGGGGTCGGCTGCGTGATGTCGGCGGGGTCGATGCCGTCGAGGTGGAACGTCGGATTCACGTTGCGACGACGGAACCAGTCCATGATCATCTCGTCGGCCACGGCCAGCGTGTCGAGGCCGTCGCCGACCATCTGGCGCGCGACATCCATGCGCAGGATGTCCTTCAGCCACAGCGGCAGGATCTGGCGCAGCGGCGCGTTGTCGCTCAGGCGGTGCACCGAACGGTAGTAGGCGATGAACTTGTCCAGCGACACGAAGAAGTCGCGGGCCGCACCGATCACGCGAGGCGTGTACAGCGGCTTGGACGCGTTGGTCAGCTGGGTCAGCAGCTTGTTTTCCGCGAACCGCGCGAACGCCACGTCACCGGCCTGGATGACCGCGTCCATCAGCTCGGGGTCGAACTGCGTGGACATGTTCGAGAAGGTGAGGCAGTGGTAGACCGCCTCGACGGTCGCCGTGACCGGGTCCGGGCAGTCGACCTCAAGGCACGACTTGGTGGGCAGCGGCGTGGTCTCGTCCATCGCCGGAGTCCAGTTGCCGATGCCGCCGGTCTGGGCCACGCCGTCGATCGCCGGGCGGTAGGTGATGCCGCCACGGTCCGCACCGATCGGCGCGAGAGCATCGCGCACCGGGCGGTCGGTGTCGCCGATCACCGGGATGTCGTAGAGCGGGGTCACCGGGCCGCAGATACCGGCGGCGGTGAGCGCGTTCTCCTCGGCGGACCGGGAGCGCACTTCGTCCTCGACGCGGGACATCACCCGATTGACGGTGTAGCCGCTGTCCTTGCGGGAGACGAAGCGACCGGCGGCCTTGTAGCCATCCGACCACTTGACGTTGACGAGGGTCGTCTTCGCGTACGGGTTGTGGATGGACGCCTGGTTGGCGAACGCCGTGGCGATCTGCTCGCGGGCAACCTCGGGGTCCCTGTCGAGCGTGAGGCCGTTCTGGCCGGTCACGTTCGCGTTGATCTCCAGCGACTGGAACTCGTCCCGGTTGCGACGAGTGGTCAGGCCTGCCCCACCAAGAGGGCGGCGAGCGGAAGCGGTCACGGTGTCGCCCCCTTCGGGCTTCTCGTCCTCCGGCTCGACGGCCGGGGGCTCTTCGGTGGCCAGCGTGGCGGGCGCTGCGGGCTGCTCGGGGATCTCCACCTCGGGCTGCTCCGGCTGTGCGGGCGGCTCGGGCTGCGCGGCCAGCTCGCCGATCATCGACAGATTGGCGGCGTACTCCGCGTTGACGCGGGCGCGCTCGTCGATCTGTCCACGGATGGCGGAGGCGGCATCCGCGAGGGCCTTCACCTGCGGTGCGGTCGTGGCGGTGGCGGGGCCCGTGAACGCTGCGGCCTGGCCTGCGATCTCCGAGAGAGCGTCAGCCAGTTCCTGGTCCGTTGCCTCCGCCAGCCGATTCAGAATCTCCTCGTACACGAGGTTTCTCCGTTTCGTGTTGGACGGCTTGCACGGGGCTTGTCCACTCCAGCTAGGCCGGACCGCTCGGAGATCAGCTAGGCCGCTCCGTGCGGGGTCGTCCCCAACGTCGCGAAGCGTAGGCGCCGAGTTGCGCATGACGCCCGCGAGTTGCGCACAAAAAGATCCCCCGCACCACGTGGGTACGGGGGATCAGGAGGTCCGCATCTCCTTGACGGAGGCTATCAGACCTGCTCGTCCGGGAGGTCTTCGAGGGAGGGCATCACGTCCACGGTCTGCGTGCGGAAGTCGCACACCCGCTCCGAGACGTGCACGGCGAGCATGGCCGCGTACTGCGCACGGGCGACGGACCACTGGTCAGGGTCGACCTTGCGCGTGTACGCGGTGTACGCCTTCACCGCGTCCTGATGCTGTCCGGTGACGCCGGAGGCGAAGAGCGTGTTCACCAGGCGAATCTGCTCGCTGTGGTCGACGGTGCATTCGTCGTCGCCGCAGGTGGTGGTGATGTCGAACGGGGGGAACGGGATCCCCTGCTGGGACATCCGCTCGATCCACGTGGACAGCTCCCACACGTACGCGTGGCAGGCGTCCTCATTGCCCAGCGAGGTGATCCTCTTCGCCCACTCGTAGGAGGCGGCCAGGATGAGGCGGTGCTCGACCTCGTCATGGATGGGGACGGCCATGATTGCGAACGTCTCGACGGCGGCGTTGATCAGGCCGTGTGTCATCTCGGCCGCCGCCTCGCTCACGGGGAACGGGTTGGTTGGTCGTACGTAGTCAGACATGCGGACCTCTCTGGTTTCGTTTCTACGGGTTCGCGGAGCCAGGGCACATCATCTTGGTGCCACTGGTGGTCTCCACACTCCACGCCTCCGACCGCGCGCACTTCAGGCCGTCCCAAGAGACGGTCATGTCGACTGGACCGGGAGGGGCGACCGGGGACGCGACCGGCGGGGTGGTCGGTTCCGGTGTCGGCCATTCGTTCGGCGGCACCGGCGTGGTCTGGGTCGGCGGCTGCGGTGTCGTGGTCGACGTCTCAGGGTCGTCGGCGAGCACCACGGCGGGCGCCTGGGCAGCGGGGGTCGACGCGGCCTGAGTGGCACTCGTCGGCGGCGTGGCCAGCTGGACGGGCGCCTCCAGCGGCGCCGTCGCGGACGTGGACGAGGAGACCACCGGCGCGGTCTTCAGGTCGGCGCCGGGCTCATCGCTGGCGGCGGCGAACGCGGCGACGGTGGCCGCGAGCAGTGGAACGATGATCGCCCCCGCGAGCAGGGGCAGGGACTTCTTCACGATTTGACTCCTAACGGGCTCGGTTGTGCGCGACGTTCTTCGCGCACTGCTTGTCGTGCAGCAAGTGAAAGCGGATTCCCCGCTCCAGCATGCCAGCACGCTGGTTGCGGGTCTTGACCTGACCGGCGTAGTACTTCTCGCCGACCTTCGACAGCGCCCACTGGTCACTCGGGTGCTCGTTCGTGAGGTCCTCCTCGACCTCGACCAGGATGGTGACCGGCTGCCCCTTGCTCATGCGAGCGGTGACAGCCGGGACCACCATCCCGTGACACTTCTGGCAGACCCTCACGTCCGCCTCAGGCACCTGCATCCCGTTCTCCTCCCGTCATCCCATCGCCAGGTAGGCGTTGACCAGGTCTTCCATGTCCTCGCGGTCGATAGGCGCGTTGGCCGGAATGCCGCACTCGGCTTCCCTCCAGCGCAGCGCGTCCTGCGCGAGAGCCCACTCGCTAGCAATCGGGTCGTTCGCGGGCGGTGCGGGGATCGCGTAGCGCATCTTAGGTTCTCCCTGTCGGTCGTTCCTGCTGATGAGAGAACTGTAGCCCCTCAATGGTGGGGGTGTCAAGCGTCGGATTCTCCTGCTATCGTCGCAGGTGGCCCGCTACGGGCTCCCGATACGGGCGAACAGAACGGAGCACCACCATGCCTCATGAGCGGATCTACTCCCTCGACGGCGACCCCGACCACCTGAACAACGCGCAGGTCGCATGGGGACCCCCATCCTCGCCGAGCAACACTGGCCCCGGTCACGGCAATGACGAGGGCCACGTGATGGTCATCGTCGAACGTCCCGGCACGCCCGCCCGCATGGCCTGCTCGATCGAGGAGATCCGGCGCGGCCTTCCCGAATTGCTGGACACCATCCGCGAGTGGGATTACGCGGGCGGTGTCGACGCCGAGTCTGACGACTATCTCGTTGAGCACCTGATCCAAGAGCACGGCGAGAAGCTCTCCTACGCGTTCGGCGCCCCGCTGGATCTCCTGGCCGTCACGATCGACCGCAAGGGCTGCAACAAGATGATCAGCGCTCTGCGACGTGGCCGTGACGCGGCGTTCGGCAAGGACGAGTAGGCTTCACGCCATGCATCACGCTGGGCGCTAGCGGCTCCCAGTACAGCGCCTCCCGGTAACGGCCGTTTCAGGACGATGTCGGGAGGCGCTTCTGTGCGGTGGGTCAGCTCATGCGCCGCGCGACGTTGATCAGCATGGCGTGCTGAAGAACCAGCTGACGATCCGTCTCCGTGTGCTCCACATCGTGCAGGACGTAGGTCACCGCGTGTGAGAGGTACGGCCCGACCGTCACCCTTTCCTGGCGAGAGTTGAAGTGCGGGTTGATCTCGTCCGGCTGCCCGAGGGTAGCCATCGCCAGGCAGGCCAGCCGGAAGTGCTCGCTCGACTCCAGCTTGCGCTCAGTGGTCCATCGTGCCGTTACGCGCACATCCTGTCGCACCCGGGCGATGTAGGCCATCTCCAGCGGCTGCTCGTCGATCTCGCGGTTCAGGATGGTGATCTCGCTCTGACTGATCTTGCGCATCTGAGGTTCTCCCTTGCGGTCGTTCCCGGCCTTGACACCCCCATCATGCCCCACGACTGACGGGGGTGTCAAGTGTGGCGCTCAGGCCTTGGCCTTCTTGGCTTCCCACTCGGCCACCGCTGCACACGCCTCGGCGCGAGAGCCTGCGTTGACCTGCTGCGATCCAGGGAAGTTCGTGTCGCCGGTCGAGCACATCTTCTTGGCCGCGTTCACCGCCGTGGCGATGGCGCGCGACTCGTCCATGCCCTTCTCCTGCAAGTGCTTGGCGATGCGCTTGATGTACTTCGGCAGGCCGCCCGCCTTCTGCACCCAGTTGGCCAGCTCGGCGCCGTGCAGCACCAGCAGAAGATCCACTTCGGCGGCGAACTGAACCACGTCGGCCGTGAAGCCGACTGACTCGCGCAGTGCGGCCAGGTTGGTGGCGTACGCACCGAGGTCGTCCGGCTCGTACAGGTCACCCTCTTCCTCGGCCGCCTCCTCGACCGGACCGGCGTGCGGGTTCGGCACCCCGGGCGCGTACTCAACGTGCAGCGCGTTGTCCGGGTCGGCACCGCACATGCAGTTGCCAGCCCCGCTCATCACGTCTCGCGCGTACACGTGGGGGCGCGCGTAGTCGTCTTCGAACGGGCCGACGGAGCCCTCGTATCCCGGGTAGGGCTGAGCACCGGCGACGAGCGCGAGCGGCTCGCCGGAGGCCACGAGAGTGCGCGGGCCGGAGAAGCCGGGCGTGTTGACGTGCAGCACACCGACGAGGTCCAGGCCACCCGCCACGCGCCTCCAGTCGCCGGACGGCATGGACATGCGGAACCGGTGCAGGTCCTCGCTCGACAGGTCGGCGCGCACCACGCCACATGCCCAAGGGCCGAACTTTCCGTCGTGCACGACCACGTCGGCGCCGACCGTGGCCGTGTTGTCGTAGTGCGCCACGGTGTCGGCCGCGCTCAGGCGGATGTCCGCGTGGCCGCCTCGCAGCTGGTCGGGCCGGTTGAACGTGATCACGCCCGCGAGGATGTCGCCCAGCTCGGTGCGGGCGAGCCCGAGGTGGAAGTTCGCGTACTTCGAGCGGGAGCGCGGCGGCGTGACGCACTTGCCCTGGAATCCGATGTGGCAAGCGTCCCAGCGGGCGATGTGGCCCGAGTACCAGCGGTATCCGTTCTCGTCCGGCTCGCTGATCCTCGGGGCCTGGTAGGCGTCCGGCTCGGGCACGTCGAACGCGGCCGACGGCAGCACGGGAAGTGCAGCCGCCACCATCGCCTCACCGCCACCCAACGGGTAGTCGGTGACGTCCCCGCCGAGTGCCACCCGGACGCGGTCGAACGTCACCGGGCCGGTGAAGGACAGGTCGGCGACGTCCACGCCGAAACCGGCGGTCACGTGCGGGACGAACGGCGCGTGCTGCTCGGGCATGGACGCCTCGCCCAGGTTTTCGCGGAGGCGCTCCAGCAGGAGTTCGCGATCTGCCGCGAGCGAGGCGCCGTCGCCGATGAGGTAGACGGCGCACGGGTCGCGGTCGCCGTCCGGGCCGCCGTCGGGGTTGAAGTGCGCGTGCGCGAACACGCGCGCCTCGATCGGGCCGCCCACATCGGACATCGACTGCGCGAGGTTGTGCACAGCCTGCCTCTGGTCCTCGCTCCATCCGCTGACGTCGTCACCCAGGTAGGCGAGCGTGAGGTGCAGCTCCTCGACCGGGTCCCCGCCCTCGACGGCGAGCTGGTCGGCCTGAGCCGGAACGAGTGCGATCATGCCGCCACGGTGAACGGTCGGCGCCTCGCCGTCGGCGACGAACTGTTCGCGCGGCAGCGGGTTGCCGGTGCGGCACGCGGCGCACTCGTCGCCCAGCTCCACGGAGCGCCACGAGATCGCGGCCGCTGTGATCGCCTGGCCGTCGGCGGGCGTCATGCGTTGTCCGTCGATCTCAACGTATGCGTCGGGGAACGCGGGCAGGCCCACGAGCGTGGTCGCGCCGATGACACCCTGGTGCATGGTGAGCCGGACCGGCTGCGCGTTCGGGTCGTCCTCGGTGCCCGGCTCGTACTCGTGCTCGGCGATGATGTCGGACAGGTCGACGCTGTTCCCGGACAGGGCGCGGTCGCGCACCATGTCGAGCACGGTCGGCCCGTCCTGGGTGAACCGCACGTTGTTGTAGATCCAGCCGAGTCCGGACCACACGAACGTGCCCTCGGGGAACGGCTCGCCGGTGGCCTTCGAGATCACCTCAGGTCCGGGACGCCGGACCATGTCGGTCACGGCACCGGCGATCACGGAGTTGTCGTGCCCCTGGCCGCCGTTGGGTGTCTGGATCTGCGCGTACAGGGTGACCGGCAGCGTGCGGTGGGAGATGCCGCCGGGCGCGAGGAAGCGCCCGTCGGCCGTCTCCAGGCCCTCGACGGCCATGACCGGGAGGCTGATCGCGGTGGCGTTCTCGGGGACGTCGGCGACCGGCGCTGCGTCCTGCTCGATAACGGGTGCGCTCATCGCGGCCCCTCCAGTCCTCGGATGTCTGTTTGCTTCTGTGAATGCACGGCCGGGGTTGGCGGCCATTCGATGGGCGGAACATCCGACCACCTCGGCGCCCGCTCGGGGCACCGAATCTCGGATCCCGTCGGTCGGCGATCGCTCACTGGCACTCCCCCGTGCTGATGTAGCGCTCAAACGTGCGCACGTTGTACCAGAAGGTGCCGACGTTCATCTCATAGCCTTGAGCGTGCCTGATAGCCGCGTTCAGGGCCGCTTCTCGCACGGCGCGCGCTCGCGCGTCTGCGTGGCCCCCAACGCCACCGCCGCCAGCCGGGGCAGGAGGCAGGGCGCTGGCCGTCATCGTCCACCACCGCACTCCTCGATGGTGTGCCAGCTGCCCGGCGCTCGGCCGGTCGGGTCGTGCGGGTTGCCGCCGCTGTCGATGTCGCGGAAGAACATCCCGGTCGGATTGAGCACGCACAAGCCGACCTCGCGTGAGTGCTCGCCGAAGTTGGCATCTCCCACCTCGGTGATGACGGCCGCGCGGCACACCGACGAGTAGGCCTGGGTGCCATCGGCGCGTACAGGCGTGCCGTGGCTGACGTAGTGCACGTGGTCGCTGACGTTCACTCGGAACCTCCGATGAATCGGGCTTGCAGGTTCTGGATCTCCTGCCAGCGCTGACGCTCATACTGGGCGGTCGTGCCAGTGCGGCCCGCCCGGTCGTCGCCCTCTGCCAGCACGATCAGAGTGGCCATGCTCTCGGTGGGGACGCGCAGGCGCTCGTCCACCTGCGCCGCGTACGCGGGCAGCGCCCAGGCGGGCACGTAGTCGCACATGCAGCCCTCATGGTCGCCGGGGTGGAAGTGCGTACCGACGAACGTGAACCGCGTCCCCGCCGTCGCCAGTTTCGGGTCCGTCCAGCCCTGGAAGCGCTCGGCCTCCAGATCCCAGTGAGGCTCGAACCGGTCCGGCCTGAGCGTGATCCCGTATACCCAGGTGTAGCCGACCTCGACACCGCCGAGCTGCTCGACCTCGGCGCGCACGGTCTCGCCGTTGGCCAGGCCGCCGAGCGGGTCCGGCCCGAGTGCACGCCCGCGCTCGTCCACGCCGGTGGCCGTCTCAGGCAGGCCGCCCACGATCGACAGGCTCGCCCGCACCAGGGACGGCTGCACCAGGCTGTCGAACTTCTCGCCCGGCTCGTCACCCTGGTCGGCGCCGAACATGAGTCGTTCCGCGCGGGCGCGCAGGGCACTGGCCAGGAAGTCCCATCCGCTGTCGACGCGCTGCGTCATCGAGGTGCGCAGTCGGTCGCGCATGGCCTGCCCGTCGGACTTGGACAGGCGCAGGACCTTGGCCAGCTTGTCGAGGATCACGCTCACGCCACCGGTCACGATGCCCACGTAGGTGTCGTAGAAGTCGCCGAAGGCCTCGTTCAGCAGGAAGGGCAGGTCGGCCAGGGCCAGCGCCTCTGTCCGGCCGATGTGCGCGCATAGCTGGCCGGAGGGGATGTCGCGGACGGCCAGGCTCATCTCACGGTCCCTGCTGATCTTGGAGCGCAACCGGGACCCTGCCCTGGCAATCGTGCGGGCCATGGCGACGTCACATTCGGCGATCAGGACGTCACGGACGCGGCGCTCTGCGGCGAGCAGGTCGGAGAAGTCGGCCAGCGCCAAACGATAGTCGACCTTCGGCGGTCCACTTTGGACGCTCAGGCCGACCGTTCCGGATGGTCCTGTGTAGACGGTCGACGCGGCCGAGGCGGCGATCGCCGGGGGAGCCGTGCGCGGTGTCCCGCCAGTCGGCTGCCCCTGGTCGCGCGGACCGGGCGCCGGTGCTGACGGTAGCGCCGGGGATCCAGAGTCGGCAGCCGCCGACGGCGGAAGAGGGAGGCCGTCCAGCGGGCTGCCCTCCTGCTGCTCCGCGTACCACGCCAGCACCTGAGCCGCCCACACCGTGTCAATGCCGTTCTTCATGGCCATCATCGCCAGCAGCTCGGGCTGGCTCGGCGCGTCCTCCTCGCCGAATCCGAGCGCGTCACGCAAGCTCTTGGGCCCGATGGCGCCACGGTCGTGCGCGTCCAGGGCGTCCTGTCGGCGGTTGGGGTTCTCAGTCAGGGTGCCGAGGCTGAACCACACGCGCACGCGGTTCACGTCGGCGGGCGCGAACCCGCTCTTGAGCAGGGCGGCGCGGATGAACGACGAGGTGATCGCGTCGGCCATGACGCGGGCCGACGGTTCGATGTGGTGCCGCGCGGTGCTGGAGTCGATCTGCCACGCCGTCCAGTGGTTGACCTCGGCCATGCCGGAGATCACCTCGGGCGGGATGTCGAGGCTGTTGCCCATGCGGGTGAGGGCCGCCTGGAGCCTGTTGATCAAGGTCGGTGAGTCCTCGCGGTCGAACCGCATGAACCCATCCTTGGCGGCGGCGATGTCCTCCTTAGTGCCGGTGAGGATGATCGGTGCCATCGCGCCCGCATCGCCGTCGTTCGAGATGGGCGCGAGGATGGCGCCGGTCAGCTCGGCGGCGAACGGGTTCGACTCCGGATCGGTGGGGTTCACCTCGGCCTTGGTGCCGGTAGGCAAGAACATGCCGAACGGGAGCATCCACACGCCGTTGGCGCTGAACCGGGACCGCGAGGCTGCGCGCATCTCGCGGCCGGTGGCGACGATGTCCTCCAGCGTGTCGAGGGTGGCGCGCAGCGCGGAGTCCGACAGGGTGCCATTGACCGGGTGCGGAACCCACAGACGGTAGAGCTCCTCGCGGCCCTCCTCGGAAAGGTCGAGCTTGCGTCGCTGGCCGGGCGCCGTGGCGTCGACCATGAACACGTTCGATCCGTCCGGGCTGACCTCGACCTCAAGCGCGGACTTGATCGCCCAATGCTCGATGTTGTTTTCGTCAACGTAGCCGTACAGCCAGCATTCGCCCGCGACGTCGAAGTTCTCCGACCAGATCCCCAGGAACGACATGCCGGTATCGAGCGGCAGACGGGCCAGCTCGGCCTCTGCGGCCGCACAGAGGTCCTCGGGCAGCGTGACGCGCTTGGCCACCTCGGGGTCGTCGCTGTTGCGCAGCTCGACGGCCACTGGCTCGTCGTCGGTGCCGGGCTGGATCTCGGCGATGTAGAAGCGCATGCGGGAGATGGCGCGCGCACGGTACTGGAGGGCGAACCGGAGTTCGCCGATCATGTCCCGGTAGTTCCACGCGAGGCGCTGCCATGGCTGCTTGAGCGTGGCGATCGCGCGCAGGGTGGCCCGCGACTCGTCGGGCCGGATGCGCAGACCGGCGGCACTCAGGGCGGTGGGCCTGCCACGGCCACGACGGATGTAGTCCATCGCCCTGATCGCGTCGGCCGCGCGCGCCGTAGCGCGGTCGCTGAGCGTCGAATTGCCCGTCACGGGCACCTCCTAGTCAAGCTTGGTGCGCGCGACGCCCACGAGCGCACTGAGGGCCAGGGCGGTAGCGAGGGGGCGCCACAGACGCGGCGCGAGGGCATCGGCGAGCAGGACGGCCACGGACACCCAGAAGCCGAGGCACCATGGGCAGTTGGCCATGTAGATCAACTCCCCGGCGACCGGTCCGGCACCCTGGGCGACGGCACTGTTCATGCGCCGACGCAGCGCGGGCAACGGCGGGAGCTGGTCCTCCTGGAGCAGGCGCGTAATGCGGTACGCGGCAGCAGCCTGCACGGCGAGCCGGATCCCGTCCATCACGCTTCCTTCCACTCCACTGAAACCAGGGTGTGCGCCCATACCGGCTGCCACACCGCCATATCCCGCACGCCACAGACCGGGCAGCCCTTGGGTACCGTGATCATCACCGTGCCCTTGGTGGTGACGATCCCGAACCCGTTCGCTGCGCTCGCAGAGTAGTTCGCGGGCGGCCGAGGTGTCTCGGAATACGTGATCGGCGCGTACCACAGCGGGTCGGCCCGCTGGGTCTGCGCCTGATCCTGCGGCACCCTGTCGTAGACGTACAGGCCTTCTGGCGTGGCGTAGACCCGCACCTTGCTGGGCAGCTGGTGGCGCTGGCCGGGGAGCACCACGAGCGCGGGGAACCACGCCCCGGTGACGCCGGAAGGGACCGGCGTTGGCACGTTGCCCGCCGTGACGCTGACGTTGTCGCTCAGCTCCACCATCGCGTGACGGGTGTCGTCGAGGATCTTGGAGGCGCTGTCCGCCTTGGTGACGGCCTCCCAGGCGGGCGTCACTGGGTTCGGCTTGTTCTTGACCATGCGTGCATGGTAACGCGAAAGCACCCCGACCCATGGTGGGTGCGGGGTGCTTTCGCTCTCGCGATCAGCCGAGCTTGAGCAAACTGCGCAGCGGGGCGAGGTCGCTCTTGGGCAGGCGGTCCGCGTTGCCCTTGGTTTCGTGGCGGCGGCCGTTCTTCTCGGCCAGGGTCCTCGTGGTCCAGCTACCGTTGCGCCTGCACGTGCACTCCCAGCGGTACTTGACCGGGCCTTCGTGCGCCTCGTTGTCCAGCACGTCGACGCGGTGTGCGATCTTGGGCTCTCGCTTCGCCATCTCGGTTCTCCCTCGCGGTCGTTCCCGGCCTGATGGGACTACTGTAGCCCAGGTGCGATAGGGGTGTCAAGCACCCTGTCGACGGCCTTGGGGTGCAGGTGGTGCACCGGCGGCTCATGAGCGGAGCACAGGTACGCCGTGCGCTCCTCCCTCAGCACCACGCGGGCGTAGCGCAGCGCGGCCGCCTCAGACACGAAGCGCGGACGGCGGCACTTGCGCCGACGCACGCGCCGCTCGGGTTCGAACACGTCGGCGAGCCTTCCTGTGATGCGGGTGCTTGCGGCAGGCCAGCGGGTCCTGCGTGTGCCGGTTGACCGACTCTTCCCGTGGCCTGCCGAACCGGTACCTGACGATGCTCCCACACCTGTGCGGGCATGGCTGCCCGCCGGTGTAGCGCTCCTGGCGCCTCTCCGCCTCGACGCAGCCGGGCCAGTTCCCGTGGAAACTGGCCCCATGCTCCCAGTCGGGTTGCCACGTGACGGCGGACGCCATGTGGTCCCTGGGGGTCACTTCCCCTGCCTCGCGGCGGTGCAGCTCGCCGAGCTGGCGCAGGCCCCGCAGATCGCGCCTGAGCCCCAGACGATGGTGATGCACGTGCAGCCAGAGCAGGCGCAGTGCCAGGTGACGGACGCACCCATGATCAATCTCCCTTCTTCACGTGCTTGATCGCCACGTAGTTGCCGGACATCGGGAAGACCCCCAGGTAGTCGTCGTACGCGGGCGCCATGCCCTGGACGAGGATCTCCCCGTTCTTGAACTGGACCGTGAAGCCGTTCAGCGGGTCCTCACCGTCCCTGAACTGGATCGTCGGGTCCTTGCCCAGCGGGGTGGGGAAGTCGCGGTAGGGGTTGAGGAACGCGTTCGAGTCGGCAGGGCCCGCCGAGATGACGCGGTTCAGGCCGTCGATCTTGTTGCGCAGGCGAACGATCTCCTCGGCCGCCCACTTGGGGAGCCTGTCGAGCCGGGCCTGGTCGGGCTGTGGATCCATGATCTTGATCCTTTCGTGTTGGGCAGGTCGGGCCCCGATGTGAGGCCCGACCTGCTGACTTCTCTCGCTACCAGCCCCGCTGGCGCAGGCGCCGGGCCTCAGCGTGAACCTTGGCCTTGGCCTGGACGACGAGACGTGCCCGGACGGCCTGGCCCTTCTCGGTCAGCAGGCGCGTGCCCTCCTGCACCCAACCGATGGCCCGGAGGTGCATCACGGTGTAGTCGTGGGCGGCCAGCATGCCCACGTCCGATTCCATGGCCGGGCCGCCGGTGTAGATCTTCGCGGCGATCTCGTCGTCGAACTTCCAGATGTCCCGTGTGACCGCGAACGCACACGGGCCGACACGAGAGTCGAGCACGTAACCGGCGTCGATCAGCTTGGCCTCAAGGTCGGCTGACCACTTGGCGGCTTCTGCATCGTCGTCGAGGAAGACGCGCACCGTGACGTAGCTGGCGTAGGGGGCCTGGTGGACGCGCACGCCGTGCAGGCCGCGTTCTGCGGTGCCGACGGTGCTGATTCCCTCGATCTTCTTCAGAAGTCGGCTGACTGCCGCGCCCCGGGAGGTGGAGGCGAACCCTCGCCCCGGCTTCTTCCTGCTGTCGCTTGCCATCTCGGTTCTCCCTTTCGGTTGTCCCTCTCGATAAAAGGAGCGTACCCCCATCGCATGGGGGTACGCAACCCTTGTCCGCTACTTTCTCATCGGGCCAGGCTTGGACTTCGCGAGCGCTGCCCGCATCGCCTTCTGCTGTGCCCGCAAGGGCCGCACGTCGGGCACCGGCCCCGGGTCCACGAGGTCCTCACGCACGTGCGCGTCGTTGCGCTCAGTCGTCCGCTCGCCGCTCATCGCCCCTCCTTCTTGCGCAGCACCTCGTCCAGACGCTTGAGCAGCTCCTCGTCCGTCAGGTCCTCGTCCTTCTTCTCCTGGATGTTCACGGGCGGTCCGGCGTGAGCGGCGCGTCCTGCTGCCACACAAGGGTGCCCTTGGGCAGCAGCTTGGCGCAGGTGTACGAGACGCCGTTCCTGTTGGTGGCCTTGCTGCCCTCCGCACTGCACTTGCCTCCCGGGGTGACGTCGCACCCGGCCAGCACGAGCGCGAGCGCTGCGGCCCCGATCCACACTCCGACTCTGTTCATGATGTTGCCTCTCTGTCCCGATCCGCCGCACGCGCGGCACACCTTGATTCTGCCCTGTTCGACGATCTCGCCCGATCCTCCGCAGGCTCGGCACGTCGCCATCAGTTCTCGCTGTCCCCGCCCGCGTACGGGCGGACCCGGTCCGCGTCGGCGGGAAGCTCTCCCTTCGTGTTGACCGGATTCCCGTCGCCGTCACACGTCCACGTGCTCGACCCGTTCGGGTCCTTGGCGCTGTGCTTGCCCATCTCAGCCTCTCTCGTGTGCTCGGTGCGGCCAACTCCCCTGGCCGCTGGGACGTCCGGTTAGGCCACCCGAACCGACGCGTCGCGCACGTGGTGCAGGCGTTCGCGGCCGAAGTCGTCGAACAGGTTGTAGCGAGGGGAGCCGTTCGCCCAGTCCGGACCGCAACCGGCGCACCCGCAGTACTCCAGCCAGAGCTGCGCCCCGTGGTACTCGGTGATGCTGCCCTGGTAGGCGATCTTCGTGAACTCTGCGATCGGCTTGGCGTTCATGTGGTTCTCCCTCTCGGTTGTTCCGCTGATAGGGCTACTGTAGCCCACAGATGGTGGGGGTGTCAAGTCCCACCATCTGTGGCGTCAATCAGGCGGCGGCCAGCAGGTCAGTCACCACGCGGTGCAGCGCGTTCGCCTCGGCGGTGTCAGCACCAACGGGGACGACCACGCTCAGGCCGGTGCGAGCGGAACCCTTGACGGTGATGCCGTTGGCCGCGTCGACACCCTCGGCCACGCCAGCGATGCGGCCAGCCAGGGAGCGAATCGCGTAGTCGGCGCCGTTGTACTCGGCGCGGTTGGCCACGGTCACCAGGGTCGCGATCAGGGTGGCGACGGTGTAGCCGTGGCGGCCGAGGAGGGCGGCGTTGGCGCGGAGGACGGCGGCGGCGGCGGCGATGTTGGCGATCATCTTAGGTTCTCCCTCGCGGTGGTTCCTGCTGATGTAAGTACTCTAACCCACGGGCGGTGGGGGTGTCAAACCCACCGCCCGTGTCTCACTCGAACGGCCTACGCGTAGTGCCTGACCTTCACGGGGATGCCTGCGCCGTAGGCGGACGCGGCGACCTTGCGTGCGTAGGCCTCCAGACCCCCGGCACGGTGGATGACTCGCGCGTTGACGCGCTCCACGGCCTCCGTGTCCGGCACGGTGGCGAGACCCTCGCCACCGTCAGAGCAGACCATCAGCACGCGGGTCACGATCACCGTGTGGCCCTGCCCCGGCGCGCTGGTGATCACCGATGCGCGGAGGTAACCAGCCCGGACGGCCTCGGGGGTCCAGCCATCCCAGAAGTGACGGTCTTCCGGGGCTGCGGTGTCGCGGGCCCAGGTCTCGTTCTTGATGGCCGCCTCGATCAGCTTCGCGTGGTCCATGGTCGGTTCTCCCTGTCGGTCGTTCCTGGCCTGATAGGAGAACTGTAGCCCACGTGCGGTGGGGGTGTCAAGTGGTCAGCTGTGCCAGTTGTGAATGACGACCTCACGCAGTGCCCCAGCCCTGAACGTCTTGCCCACCTGGTGAGTTGCGCTGATCGTCTGGCCGCTCACCTCGACACGCTGGCCGTGGTCCGACTCGGGCAGCTTCACCACGCACGTGATCAGCAGGCGCGCTGAGCCGTACGTGATCACGTGGCCCACCTTCACGTCACCGAAGGTCTTGGTCCGCCTCACGGGTACTGCCCTCCGACCTGGTAGCGCATCCACTCGTTCGGCTCAACGCACGGCGCCCCCGTCTCCTCGCCGTCCCGCAGGAACAGCTGCCAGCACGCGGGCGTGTAGATCTCCACCGTGGTCAGCGTCGAACAGTTGTTCCCGCACGACGTCCACACGGGCATGAGCGTCACGTACTCGTCGAACCACTTCTTCTCGGTCACCGTGCCGTGGTCGAGGGTGGAGCAGGCCGCCACGAGCGCGACGGCCGCCACCGCGAACAGGCGCCTCATGCGGGCACGCGCTCACGTGCCGCGTGGAACGCTGCCACGGCCTCGCGGTAGCGCGAGCTGCCTGCACGCGCCATCGGAGTGAAGGTGTGCAACCGGTTGACGAACTGGCACCACGCGTAGCGCTTCACCTCGACGCGCTTGGAGCGGTGCTCGCCCGTCCGCACGCGGGTCGGCACGGTCGGCGCCTCGACGCCACGGGAGAACGCGGGGGCGTAGCGCTGGGCTACGTCCTGCGGCACCCCGGTGGCCACGAGGAGCGTCTTGGCGGTCGCGCGGGCGTCACCACGCTGGGCGCGGCGCGCGCGGGCGACAGCGCGCGTCTGGGGGGCCGTGCGGCGCAGCTTCGCCCGCAGTGACCGGCGCTCCGCTCGACCCTGGCGCCGGGAGCACTTCGGCTCCACCGGCTCCACGCGCCACGTGCTGGCCACCGAGTCGAAGCACGGACCCTCGTGCGAGGGGTGCCGCTTGCTCACCGTCACGTCGCAGTGCAACAGCACGCGGTCCGCTCCCCTCCAGAGGCCGTCGTCGCCGAGGAACCAGTGAGCGTCAGCGTCGCGGGCCAGCTCGATCGCACTGTCGGCCTGCGCGGCGGTCTCGGCCAGCAGCTGCGCCGCCTCGGCCGCCGCCTGCTCCAGCTGCGCGTCCAGCTCCAGGGCCTCCGCGTGGTCGCGCTCGGCCTGGGCGGCGAGCGCCTTCAGGCAGCGCTTGCAGGTGACGGCGTCGCTGGTGACCGTGCCGCCGTTGACGCTCGCGTCACCCATGCCACCGGCGCCACAGTCGGTGCGGTCGCTGGCGACCCAGTAGCGGTGGACGACGGTGCTCTTGTTGATCCGGATTCCCTTGATCATTTCGGTTCTCCCTCTCGGTTGTCCCTGCTGATGGGACTACTGTAGCCCAGGTGCGGTGGGGGTGTCAAGCCCTGTCGTAACGGATGTACCGGGGCGGCATGCGGCCAGGGTTCACGCACACCACCAGGCCAGCACGGCGCAGGGACAGCAGCGTCTGCTGCGCCGTCGGGTAGAAGACGTGCGCGCCACGCCACGCCTCGTTGAGCGTGAACGGCTCGTGCTGGGCCTCCACCCACTCCACGAACAGCTCGATCAGCCACTCGGTCTTAGGTCGGTGCGGGCGGTCGATCCACGGCGCTGGCTCCACGTAGGCGCGCATGCCGTCCTCCCCTCCGAGGAGGTCCCCCGCCGTGGTGGCGGGGGACCGTCCGGTCAGTCCCTCCAGTACTTGGCCCAGCGGTTCGGGCCGTCCGGGAACACTCGCTCGCTCCCGTCCTCCAGCTTGACGCAGACGCGCCATCCCTCGTAGCTGTCGTACCACTTGACGGTGCCCTGGTGGGTCGCGCCCTCTTCGGTGACGGTGACCGGGTCGCCTGGCCGCATCGACATGATCGGGAACTCTTGCATCGGTTCTCCCTTTCGGTTGTCCCTCTGTGGTGTTGTAGACACAGCTTAGCACCCCCATCGCTCATGGGTCAAGCGGTGGGGGTGCTCCGTTCGAGTGAAGCTCAGCGGCCGACCAGGAACGGCACCGTGCCCGCGTGCTTGCGCAGCAGCTCGTCATACCGGGCCGTGCGCGCCGTCGGCTCGCTCCAGGCGCTGTCGACGTCCCGGCAGCTGTAGGCCATCTCGCGGGCGTCCTCGGGCGAGGAGCCCTCGCTCACCAGCTCGATGTACATGGCCTTCTCGAACGCGTGGATCTCGGCGACCTCCAGCGCCTCGGCGTGCGCAGCCTCGACGCTCACCGGCGTCACCGACTCGCTCTGCACGCTGTTGCGGGCGCGGTAGATCGTGCGGGTCTCGTCGATCCGCACGGCCTCGGCGTGCGCCTCTTCGACCTTGGCGGCCACGATCTTGGCGCAGCGCTTGCAGGTGACCTCGGCGCCCTCGACCGTCTTGGGGGCGGTGAAGCGGCCGCTGCGGTGAGCTGCGCCGCAGATGGTGCCGTACTCCGAGCCCCAGTGGATGGAGCGGCCGCTTCCGACGGTGACGGTGGTCGAGGTGTTCATTAGGTTCTCCCTGTCGGTCGTTCCTGCTGATAGGACTATCATGCCCCATGAGTGGTGGGGGTGTCAACTCATGGGGCATGACGTCACTCGAACGGACTACTTCCTCCGCGAACACCAGGACGTGTGGGTACCCACACCACCGCACTCCTCGCATTCGCCTGCCAGCTCAGTCACTTGCTTCCCCCCTCCGCATCCTTGTCGGCCAGCACCTCGGCCACCGTGCGGTAGTCCGTGATGTCCGGGTGCTCCAGCGACTTCCGGTATCGGTCATCGTTCAGGCTCTCGTGCGAGTTCTTCTCAGGCTCGCCTTTGGTTCGACCTGCCACGCCCGCCCCTCTGGATTGATTCAGTAACGTACTACCAGGCGAGCGAGCCACTCCAGCACCATCACACCCAGGCTCATCGCGCCCGCCGTCGCCAGCACCGCCACGCACACCCAGAACAGCGCCAACGCAGCTCGCCGCACCTCAATTCCCCGACACCGAGCCAGGGTGCTTCGAGCAGTCTGGCGAGTGCTCGCCGTCCTTGCCCAGGCATTCGCCGCACACGGTCACGGGCATCAGTACCACCTCTCCCGGCCGTCCTTGGGGTCCGGCCTCTCGCTCCCGGCTTCTTGGGGTAGTGGGGGTGTCGTCGGCGCGACCACGAGTTGCTTGAGCACCCGGCGCAGTTCGCGGCTGTACACGTCGATCATGTGGTCGACGGTGATCACGCCGTCGGCGATGGCTTGCTCGATCGCTCCTCGCGGGAGGTCCTCGTCTTCCTTGCGGTCGTAGTGCAGAAGGTCCTGCACCTGGTCGGTGATGGTGGCCTCGATGGTGGCGCGCAGGTCGCTCACGTCAGCCCGCCGATCTGGACGGCGAGTACGACCCCGATGATCATGGCGCCTACGCCGCCGACGATCAGGCCACTCGCGAACGTCGAGACACCCAGTGACCACGGCCTGCGGATACAGAGCGGGACCGCCATGAGCACGAGACCGGCCACCGCCACCACGGTGCCGGGAACAGGGAGCCAGTTCGGGTCGACGGTCACGATCCTGCCCGCCTCTGGGGTAGCGGCTCCACGGGCACGAGCCGGAGTTCGCCGTCCGTCCCGCGTAGCCGGAAGCATCCCTCGACGCCCTCGACGTCACGGACGTGCCCTGCGCACACCAGCAGCGCGTTGCCGAGGTGGTCGTGCAGGCACCCGCACGGGTCGCGCCGGAGCGGGCGCATGCCGGTCGGCACCACGTACGAGGTGCCGCCGCCGTTGGGGTCGTACGGCGGGCGGAAGAACTCCACGGGCCTGGTCCTGTTGCTGCCCTCGTAGGGCTTCACGTCAGCCTCCTGAACCGGTACGCGCGTACGCCCTTGTAGCGCTCGGCGATCTCGGCGTGGAACTCGCACATGCGCATCGTCCGACCGGCGGGCCAGTAGGTCGGGGTGTTGTCGAACTCGTCCCACCACACGACCGGCTCTCGCCACTTCACCGTGTGGGTGGCCGGGCGCTTGCGCAGGTCCCCACACCAAGTGCACGGCTTCCGGGCCGGAGGGACCCGCTGAGGCCTCAACGCCCGCAGTGCCTCGGCCGCCTTGCGGGATGCCTCGCCGAGTTCGTCGATGCCCGCGCGGAGGATCGGCTGAAACGTCTCGACGGCTGCGACCATCGCGGGCATGGCCGCCTGGAGGGCCTCCATCATTCGGGCGGATGGCCCCTTGCGCTTGAACATGATCATCACCCGTATCTCTGAGTGAGCAGCCACATCGGGTGGGGCTGCCAGGGGCGGATGTCCAGGACCTCCAGCGCCTTGATGAACGCCTCATCCCAGCGTTCGATCTCGCGCCGGTCGAGGAGATCCTGGAGGGTCAGGGCGCTGGTGCTGCCACCCTCCGAGGTGGACGAGAATGTGGTGAGCATGAGCCCCGTGGACTCCTCGTACTCCAGCATGCCGTATTCGACGACCTCAAGATCCAGATCTACGTCCTCCAGGCGGTCACTGATCGCCGAGCTGTAGTCGAGCGTGCCCGCCTCGATCTCCTCCAGCTGCTCGGGGGTCGCCCAGCTCGGGCGCCACTCCTCGTATTCCTGCACACCTGTGATGCTCCACTTCGAGTCGGCACCGCCCAGGTCGAACCCGTAGGCGAGGATGCCCTCCAGTGCCCTCCCCATGATCACCCACCGCCTTTCGTCTGCTCTTGCGTGGCCTGGCTCAGGAAGGTCATCTCGGCCAGCCTCATGATCTTGTCCGCCTCGGCGTGCGCGTCGCTCAGGATCTGCATCCGTGTGCGGTAGAAGTCCATCAGCGCGTGCGTCTTCAGGTGGGCCTTGATCAGCTCCTCCTGCTGCGCGGACATCCCCGCCACGAACTCCCGGACCGCGTCGTTGATCGACACCGCGTAGCCCACCTGGCGAACCAGCTCAGACCCCATCCGCACCAGGCGGACCGGCGACGGCTGAGCCAGCTTCCACTTACAGTCGACCAGCGGGCAGGTCAGATACTCGCCCGGTGGTGGCTTCTCCTCGAAGGTCTCGCCGTACCCGTTCACAAGTCCTCCAGAAGCTCGATCGCGCTGGTGACGTCCGGCGTCCCGCTGTCGTCGCCGCCATCCCGCACGCGGGTGACGTACAGGGTGTGCAGGTCGTTCCCTTCCCGCTCGCCGCGCCGCCGCAACCAGGTGACCAGCTCGTGCTTCACCGTGAACCCGGCCTTGATCTCGCTGTAGTCGTCCTCGACCTTCTCGACCACGTACACGTAGGTTGACCGGCTCATCCGAGGTGCTCCTCTGGCTTCCTGGGGCACGCGCCGGTCTCCGGGGACAGCTTGAAGCCGCACTCCAGCGACGCGAAGAACCCCGCCGGATCCGGCACACGCTTGGCGCACCGGAGCGGCATGACGTCCTGATCGTCGGCGGCGGCTCGCCCTGCGCCGTGCTCGCTCGGGGTGCCGCCGATCGCGTGCAGGGCGAGCGCCTCCAGGTCTGCGGCCAGCAGTTCGAACGTCTGCGGTCCGGCCGGGTCCTGCCAGCCGTTGATCATGATCGACACCTCGCCGAGCCGCTCCTTGTCCGTGTTGCTCAGCAGCTGCCACGCCCGGACGTAGCCGGTGACGCGCTGGGCGGCCGCACGCAGTTCGTCGCTCACGCCACACCCCTGATCTTCTTGAGTTCCGCGATGCCCCACTCGCACCGGTCGTTGAGCCGCGTTCCGTCGATCAGCCAGTCGAGGCCGAGTGGCCGCTCGCGCGTCGCCATCGTCATCAGGGCCACGCACTCCTCTTCAGTCAGGCGAAGATCAAGTTCGTTGCTCACGCGCCCATCACCTCTTCGTCGCTCAGCTCGCTCTTGGACACCCAGGGCAGACGGAGTGCGGTGTACCCGCGCGCCTTGCTGGCACTGACGTAGCCCGGCTCGACCAGGCCGATGTCGGCCATGACCTCCAGCAGCTTCACCAGGTCCTCCCAGGGCAGCATCAGGTCCACGTACAGGTGGCTGTGCCCGGCGGTGCTGGACTCGACGACGGTGACCGGGTGGTCCACGTCGACCACGACCCGGTGCAGGGTGATGTCACTTCGGCCGGTGGTCTTCTCGGCGCCGACGATGCGACGGCCGGTCATGGCGTCGATGTCGACCAGCGAGGTGATCACGTTGGCCTCTTCCAGGGGCGGGTCCAGGATGACGCGCCCGTCCGCCTCCTCGTCCTGTGTGTAGCCACCGCGATTGAAGTCCACCCAGGCGAGCCGCTGGCCCTGAAGGGGCAGCCGGTTCATCATGGCCAGGAATTTCCTGCTGATCTTCATTTCGGGTTCTTCCTCTCGGTCGTTCCGCTCGTTCTCGATCTTGCGCAGTGCGAGCAGGGCCGCCAGCGCCAGCAGTGTCGCGACGCCCGCGATGGTCAGGACGATCGGCGCCGTGCTCATCAGGCGGGCATCATGCTGATGTACGCGCCCCACGCGAGGACCGTCAGCAGGGCGAAGAACAGAGCCGCCAGTTTGGACCCGTTCGCGAGCGCGGCGACCCCCAGCACGGCGAACGCGATGACGGCCAAGAAGGCCACTTCGAAGGGCTGCATTTTGGTTCTCCCGTATGTGGTCGTTCCTGCGAAGACACCCCCACTGTACCCAAGTACGGTGGGGGTGTCAAATCGAGTGCTAGAAGTCCTCGTCGTCCTCGGCGTCACAGCTGTGCACGACGCCGTCCAGCTCGACGAGATCGCCATCCTGTTCGGGGTCCTCGCCGCCCTGCGGCTCAGCCTGCCGCACCGTCACGCCACACGAGCACTTCCACGAGTCACTCCGGGTCATCGCCGCCCGCCTTCTGCTCGGCCTTCGCAGGCGCCACCAGGCCAAGTCCGCCGAGGACGGCCAGGAAGCCGCCGACGATCCAGAACCCCCACAGAGTGAGGCCGTTCTCCTGATCCCCTGCGGCAAAGACCAGCATGATCAGCCCCGCGAAGAACACGGCCGCCGCGCCGGTGCGGTTCATCGCGCGACCCCCTCGGCCAGCATGTTCGGAAAGTACTGGTAGGGCTCGCGGGAGCCGTTGCAGTAGAACGTCTGGACCAGGTAGCCGCCCTGGTAGACCTGCACGGCGCCGGTCTGGAAGCGGTACGACCAGGGCGTCTTGATCGAGTTGCGGTGAGCGTGCGGCCAGCCGTCGGCCGCCGCGTTCGACTCCTTGAGCTGTTCGACGGCGGCCAGGTAGTCGGCCTCCACGTACAGCTCTTCCTCGGGAGTCGCCTCGTCGGTGAAGCGCTGACGGGCCTGGAGTCCGTCCGGGCTCCCGTCGGCAACCCAGATGGTGCCCAGGTACTTCAGGGTGTCCTTGTGGCCGCTGTAGAAGTCCACGGCCTCCAGCTTCCCGGTCATCGCTTCTCCTCGTTGTTCAGCTGGACGCCCTCGCTGGCAAGCTTCTTCACGCAGGTCTCGCACGTGACGTGCTCCAGCTGGAGGCCCTGGATTCGGTTGCCGGACGGAATCGGGTCCTTGTGGCCTTCCCGGCAGATGGTGACGCCCATCTTCTTGGGCGAGATCCCTCCGGACCCCAGGCGACAGGCGTGTGTCCGCGAGTCGTTGCCGACCGGGGCGACGATGACGTAGCGGGCGCGCAGCTGTTCCTGCGTTTCCGGCTCCATCTTCTCGATCAAGATTCGGAGGTTGCGCGCCTCGTAGGTGAACTCGATCACCTCGCCGTCTTTCGGAACGGGGATTGTCAGCCGGACGTGGTCCGCGCTGCTGAAGCTGGAGACTGGTCGCTTGCGCGGTTCGGTTTCGGCACTCATCGGTTCTACCTCTCGGTTGTTCCTGTCTGATGTGGACTGTACCCCAACCGGATTGGGGTGTCAAAGGGAAGACCGGCGCACGCGCCCGCAGTTGCGGCATGGACAGCGACCCGAGTACGGATGCGCGCCGGGAAGCGCTCTAGGCCTCGCGGCGTACAGCTGCCACGTCGACTCGTCAACCTCCAGCGCCGGGGCACGGTGTCGGCGCTCGGCCGGGGGGAACTCCCCACATGTCCAGCAGCTCCACCGCCACAGTGGCAGCGAGGAGGTCGCCGGTCGCCGCCTGCTCCCGCCAGAAGGCGATGTCGCGGTTGCGTTCGGCGATCTGCTGGTGCCGTAGGCGGATGCTCTTCAGGTTGGCGACGCGCCAGCCGTGACTGACCCGCATCGGCACGAGCCAGCACCACGAGATGATGGGGAGCAGCAGGCTGGCCACGACCGCCCAGCGACGTCGCCCATGCGGCACAGGACGTTTCCCGTAGGTCTCGCCGCCCTGCCATCCCAGTGAGGCGTCTCCGCTCCACCAGAAGCGAATCAGGGGCCAGCACCACACCAGCAGGACCAGATGCATGAGCCAGGCGATGACATTCATGAGCGTGCTTGCTTGAGTCGCCCGGCTGTGACATGGGCGGCGATGGCCAGCCATCCCGCGTCAGCGAGTTCGGTTGCGTCCAGGTACAGCGAGTCGCCGTCCGCGTTGTAGAGCACGCCGTCGCCGTCCTCGTACTGCGTGAGGCATAGCTGGCCCCGCTGGCTCTGGTTGTTGACCTTCTTCATCGGTTCTCCCTCGCGGTTGTTCCTGTTCTGATACAGCTTGCCCCATCGCGGATGGGGGTGTCAAGCGGCGACGGGGACCGGCTCCCGCATCGCCGCCCGCTCACGCCGGACGGTACGCCAGTGGAAGGCGTACACCGCCGCGTACGAGATCGACGAGGGCAGGAAGCCCCACTGCTCCGTCGTCACCGCGTACACGCACCACGGGACCTGAGACCAGAACCCCAGGATCCAAGCCCAGCGCGGCGCACGGCCCGCCAGGAACTGCGTGGTGATGCCCATGATGGACAGCCCCCAGCTCCACGGCTCGAACCCCCGCACAATGGCGTCCCACAACTCCACGAACACATCCCCTCGAAATGCCGATGAGGCCAGCTCGCAACTGGCCCCATCGGGTGCGATCCGCCGGAGACTGGACCCGACGGGGTGTTCTGGGATTCCCTGGCCACCGTCCGCCCTGCGCGGTGCGGACTGGGTTACGCAGCATGGCCAGCCAGTCGATCGCCTGGAGGGGCGGAGTCGAACCGCATCGGCCGCAAGTGCAATCACGCCCGAATCCCTGCACAGGTGCCGCCACACCATCAGGCGGCTACCGCTCCAGTCCTCGTCTCGTTTTCGGGTGGCGACGACTCACCCGCCTGCCTACTTGCACTGCGGTCGCGACCGGCTTACGCGCTTTCGTGCGGCTCCACCAACTTGTATCGGCGCCGATGGACGGGCGCCCTCTGTGGAGTTGGGAGGTGTGGCCGGTATGCAGCCGACCCTGATGACCGGGAACCGCTGTCGGCAGGCCTGCACGTCCGCCTCGGCGTGGATCATCCACCCCGCCCACGTGAGGGGAGTTGAACCCCCGACCTCCAGGTCTCCCTGGTGCTCTGGCCTTCTGAGCTACACATGGTGCCCGTTGCCGGGCTCGCCCCTCTGCATTTTGGACGGGTGCTATCGGATCACCATCCCGTGAGGGCGAGCGCTCACCCTCGGCAACCGTGCGGGCGTGACCACGTAGGCCGCGCCACCCGCCGTTGCCCCTTACCCTTTCGGGCGCTGTGAAGTTGGTGGACCTGACGAGGGCCGGGGGCTCCCTCGCAACCTCCGCCGGTAGTGCGGTGTTCTCACCGTTGAACTACAGGCCCGTGGACTGGGGGGGAGTCGAACCCACCGGCTCCGACTTGAGGTCGGTGTTCATACCGCTGAACTACAGTCCGTCCGGCTCACCTCGCGCCGTTCCCATCTCGGCGTCTGGACTCCGGTTGCATCACGTCACCCGGCGGGAACCGGTCACCGTGACCCGCGTGCTGGGCAGGATTTGAACCTGCGCTTCCGCCTCGGCCGTGCTCCGCAGCAGGTGTGCCCTCAGGCAACCAGAGCACGGACGAGGCGGCGGCCCTGGCCGCCAAGCGACCAGCACACTCCCACCGTTCGTTAATCCCTCACCGCCACGGTAGGCACTGCGGGAGGTAGCTCTTTTCTACCCCATGACGAGCCGGGGTGTCAAGCTGGTCAGTGCCCGGCGAACACGCGGCGCAGAATCTGCGCGTCCTCGACCAGGCTCCACGCGTCGCGATACGGCACGTGGGACTGTCGCTCCACCACCGGGCCGCCGACACTGAAGCCGACCCACAGTGCGGGCCGCGTCTGGCAGCGCTCCAGTGGCACGCGCACACGCAGGCAGAAAATCCCCACCCAGCACACGTAGTCGGTGGCGCCCACCGGCTGCTCGTCGTGCCGCTTGAATCCGTGGCTGCGCAGCCACGCGCCCGGGGTCATCGCTTCGACTTCTTTTCGATCGCGAGGTCGCCGTAGGACTTGGCCAACGCCGCCAGCTTCTCCTGAATCAACTGCGCGTACATCCTCGCGCCGTCGTCCACGACCGGCACGAAGTAGGCCAGGCTGATCAGGTAGCCCTCCTTGCGGTTCGTGATCCGGAAGTCGTGCGCGCCGTAGGCACGCATCGCGCCCTCTGCCCACGTGGTCAGATGGCGCCCGTCAGCGGGATCGTCGAACACGTCGACAGCGTGCGGCAGGCTGACGCTCACCAGGACGCGTTCCGAGTTGAGGTGGGTCCGGCCGCGCGCGTTGAGTAGCTGGCTCTCCCCCTCGGTGCCGCCTGCGGTGCGACCGGCCAGGAAGTCGGCGAGGTCGTTCGCGGTCATGCTGATCCGCGCGACCGTCAAGTTGCTCTTGCGGCACTTGACGGTGAGCTGGGCCGCCACGTTGCCGACGTTCCCCTGGGGGAATGTCAGCATGACGTCCAGGTCGGCGCTCTCCAGCTGATGGGTTCCGTTTTGCATTTCGGTTCTCCCTCGTGGTCGTTCCTGAAGGAGAACATACCCCACCGGGATGGGGGTGTCAACCAGTGGCGAGGCCCATCCTCACGCGACCGGCCAGCACGCGCTGAACCACCTGTGTGGACGGCCCGTACACGCGGCCATTCGGGGACTTCCATGACCCGTTGTCGGTCATGCTCCAGTCGGCGGGCGAGTGCGACCGGCGGCCGCGACGGCGACGCTGCTCGCGCGACACCGGCTGACCGGCCAGCGGATCACCGGCGACCTGTCCGGTGAGGCCGTCGAGGTCGTACACCTTGCCGTGCGCCCGCGCGTAGGCCGCCACCTGGGTTTCCGTGACGGCCTTGTGCACGCCCTGGGCCAGCTCGATCGGTGTGCGGACGCGGGCCGCCCATCCGCGCGCGTGCGGGGTCGAGAGCCGGTAGCCGCCGGACGCCAGCGGCTCGACCAACATCATGATCGCGGTCGGGATGTGCGCGCCGCCGGGGGGCGGGAGAGCGCTCGGCGTGATGCTGCTGGACACGAGGTCACCTCCTGAGGTTGTTGGCGCTCGACAGCGCGTGGCGGTTGGTGCTCGGCGTGCTGTACCGGGGGACGTGCTGCTTGGTGGAGTACATCTCGTTGGGGCCGCCCGACTTGGACAGATGCAGGATGCCGTAACAGAAGGCGTCGAGGCGGTCGGGGGACTTCTTGGTCTGGCGCAGCCAGGTGACCAGCTGGTCTTCCAGCTTCTGGAAGTCCTCATGCGGGCCGACGTGGTGCACCCGCCCTTGCGCACACAGGGCGCTGGGTGTCTCAGCGCGGACCACCTTGCCCTGCTTGGCGTTGATCATGACCACGTTCGCGGGGCGCAGCGTCCGGCCGTCCAGCTCCTCCTGCTTGCGCAGGAACCCCGGGATCCACTTCCCGCCGTTGTTGGTCTCGACGACGATCTCGTTGCACCCGTACTCGTCGTACATGGACAGGATCGTCTTGACGCACACGTCCGGGTCGTCGCGCAGCGAGGCGTCCCGGAGCACGTAGAAGTGGCCGTCGTTGCCCAGGCCGACGACCACGATCCCGGTCTCGTCGTTGCCGTCGTCATCGCCCACCGCAGGGTCGACGGCGACCACCGATCGGATGATGTGGAAGGGCGCCTCCAGGCCGGACGGCGTCACGTACCAGTCAGGCAGTCCGTCGGGCAGCCGCGCGTCGTTGATCCAGGCCTGCTTGAACAACGCGCCGGGCAGCTCTTCGAGGATCTCGCCGTCCAGCTCCTGTTGTCCCAGCGCGGTGCCGCCGTACTTCGTGACCAGGTCCTCGACCGCCTCGGGCGCGAGGTTGGCCAGGTTGTCGGCCATGCGCATGCGGGTCACGTGCGTCTTGGAGTCCGCGACCAGGTCCTTGATGACCTTCATCGGCAGTGGCGTGGTGGTCGCGACGACCTGCGGGTTGCGGCCGAGACGCAGGCCGAACTTCATCATGTCCCAGGCATCGACCGCGCCGAGTAGCACCTGGGCCAGCTCGTCCACCCACATACGGTGGTGTTGCGGACCGCGCAGACGGCCGGGCTTCTCGGCGCTGAACAGCTTGCACTTGGCGCCGTTGAGATACTTGATCTCGCCGATCGAGCGGTTCCACGTGTACTCGACGCCGTCCGTCCAGCCGTAGCGCTCCAGGGTCGCCTGAATGCCCGACTCGCCTTCGACGCAGGTATCGCGCGCGTCGGAGAACGTGGGCGCGAGCAGGTTCGCCCGGACGAACGGATGCTGCGCGACGTAGGCGCAGTGGTCTTCGGCGCCGGGTCGCGTCTTGCCGGACCCTCGGCCACCCAGCATCAGCCACACGCGCCACTTGCCCGGCGGGGTCCGCTGCTCGGGCCTGCATGCCGCACAGGAGGCGCAGCGCCCGCACTTGGGACAGCGACCCTCCGGCGCGACGGCGCGGCCCTCGCAGGACGCACAGCCCCGGGAATGGCCACAATCCGAGCGGAACCAGGCGTCCATCGCCAGCGCCTCGGGCGGGTTCGCCCGGGCGTCGAGGTGGTCGGCGAGACCAGCGAAGAGCGTCGCGGTCATCCTGCGGCCGGGAGTCCCGCCATGGAGGCCTTGCGCGCGAGACGGCTCATCGTGGCGAACGCGGCCCGCTTCTGCTCATAGGACAGGCCCAGCTCGTCGAGGCAGCCCTCCAGGATCCGGCTCATCTGGTTGACGTGTGCCTCGTTGATCGCGGCCAGGCGCTCGTCGATCTTGAGCCGGGCGATCTGGCCCAGCACCGTCACCGCCCGGTCGAGGCTCTTCTCGTAGAGCGTGACCTCTCCTCGGATCTGCTCGGCGTGCTCGCCCGCGTACCGGAGGTTGTCCTTCAGCGTGGCCACGTGCGTGGCCATCAGGTCCTTCCACGCGAGGATCTCGCCCGCCAGCATCGACAGCGCGGTGAGCGGATTGTCCACGGGCTTGATGTCCATGCCCTCGATGGCGTGCTTGACCTGCTCCTCGATCACACGTTCGGCGGCCTTGCGCCTGGCCTGCGGCGAGGCTCCACCGTGCCACTTGCAGCGCAGCTGCCCAGGCTGAAGGTAGATCCTGCACTCGTGCTTGTCCGGCGTGCGCGTCTCAGCGCCACACGTCGGCCTGTCGCTCTTGATCTTGCCGCCGCGCTTGAGCTTCTCGCCGTCTTGCGTGTCCGACATGGCGGCACCCCTCCATCTGTGGTAGCTGATCAACAGCGTAACCCGCAGATATCAGGGGTGCCAAACATCACGCTAGGTGATCAGTCGTGCACACGCTTCCTCCAGCCGTGGCCCGCGACGTACACGTGCTCCATGCCCGCGAACTCCGTCACAACCGGTGACAGCGGAGGCATCCCTCCGCGAGCGCGGCTGAGGAACTCGGCGGTGATCGCCTCCTGGATCGCCCGGTCGACGATCGAGCCCAGCTGTCCCCAGGCGATGATCGCGAACGCCCCAAGCCAGATCACCTTGTTGAGCGCGTCCATGCCTGAGCTGTGCAGCAGGCTGGCCACTGCCAGCCCCGAAAACATCAGGCAGACCAGAAGGGCAGCGCGGTCACGGTAGGTCGCAGCCGACCAGGCCAGCCGCAGGTACCGCCACGCACCGAGCGCGCTCACGAGAGCGACTCCATCGCGACGTCGTAGCCCTCCCAGTTGTTGACGCCTGCGGCCTGGAGCGCGTGCAGGATCTTGGCCTCGCGCTTCAGCTCCTCGTACAGCTCTCGCGGGATGGTGATCACTTCGGCGCTCACGCGCTCCTCCTCCAGGTGTGCGGCCCGGTCCGTCCCGCAGGGAAGTCGGGAGGGGCCGGGCCGGTCTCGGGTTACTCGAACGCGGGCAGGACGTCCCGGCGGGACTTGCCCGTCAGCTTGATCAGGTCGCAGTTGCCGAACAGGCGCTCGATCAGGCGCCGTTCCTGGTAGACGGCCTTGATCTGGGCAGGCTCCAGGTTGGACGTGATGATCGTCGGCCGCGCCTGCTGGGTGCGCTCGTTGGCCAGCGCGGTCAGCTGCTCAATCACGAACTCGGTCACCTTCTCGGCGCCGAGGTCGTCCAGCACGAGCACCGGCGAAAGCTTGTACTGGATCATCCCGAGGTCGTCGCCGTCCTCCGAGGACGGGCGCAGGGACTGGACCAGCTGCTGGCTCGTCGTGAACGTGACCGGCACGACGTCCTTGACCAGCAGCGCTCGCGCGAGGGCCGCCGCCAGGTAGGTCTTACCGGTTCCGGGGGAGCCGAGGATGACCAGGTTGCGCCGGACACCCCGGCGGTACGCGGTCAGCCACTCACCGGCCGCCCGGTGCTCGGGGCTTCCATCGTTGGTGGCCTCGCGGTAGATCGCGGGGATGGCCCGCAGGCGGATCTCCGCCTGCCTGGCCAGGATCTCCTGCATGGCCTCGATCTCGGCCGCCTCGATCTCCTCGTCCGTGGCGGGCCGGATCTTGTCCAGATCGACGGCGTGCCTGCGCGCCAGCCCAAGGGCAGCGTCCAGCACGGCCCCCCGGTGCCGCCTCGACTCCTCGGGGGTCCGCTTGGGCTTCTGCTCCCGTGCGCGGTCGATCTGGGCGCGGCGCTCGGTAGCGCTGTCCAGCCGACGTGATGCGTCCATGGGCCAACCGTACCCACCATCAGTGGGGGACACAAGCCCGCTCATGCCCAGGCCTCGACCGGCGCGTTCAGCGTGGCCTCGTCCAGGTGGATCGAGGTGTGCACGTCGTCCCAGCGCGGATCACCGTGCAGCACCGCGCGCGGCACGGCGCCGTGTGTCGACGGCCGGGAGAACTTCAGCTCTTGGTACAGGTTCGCGTACGGCCCGTGCCCCATCTTGCGGGCGCACGAGACGAGGTGCTCCAGTGTGGCCTCGCCGTTGCGCAAGATCAACTTGGCAGCCGCCGCCACCCGGCCGATGTCCGACCGCAAGGGGCGCGTCCCGCCGTGGCTCTGCTCGTAGCTCTCGACGAACCCAGCCACGACAGCGGCCGCGCCCTCGGGGAGCTTCGGCTCCTTCCTCGGCGCCCTTGGCTTTTCGACCACGGGCGCATCGAACAGGCCCGGCTGATCGGGTGCGACGGTTCGAGGCATGTCTTCCTCCGGGGATGGGTCCGGCCCCGGAGCGGACGGCGCGTCAGCGTCGCTCCCCCCGGAGGGTTGATCTTCTTCGGTGGTCTTCTTGGAATGGGTCTTCTTATGCTGGTTGTCAGCCAGCGCCTGGCCAACCAGCGCCTGGGAATCCAGTCGCTGGTCCTCACCAGCGCTTTCATTCTCAAACGGCACGCATTGGACCTCGTAGACCATTGGGCCCAGCTTGCCGCCCTCCAGCCGCTCACGGGTACGCCGGAGGTAGCTCGCAGCCTCCAGCTCGCGCAAGGCGCGGCGGATCTGGTCACGGCCCACGCCAGCCTCAATTGCGATGCGCTCGGTGGTGCACTCCCAGCCAGCGGTGTGCGAGAGCAGCCAGAGGCCCACACCGCGCGCATGGAAAGACAGGCGTCCGTCGCGCACGAACTCGTTGCTGACCATCGTGAACCTGTCGGCAGGGCGATTCACTCGGCGGACGGTGGTCACGCGTTCACCGCGCAGGAGGTCGACTCGACTGCGGGCGCTTCACGCGGTACGGTGGTGCGCAAATAAATCCCCTCCTCGATCAGGGGTCATGGCCCTCGGACGCTGCCAGGCGTCGCGGGGGCCGTTCGCTGTTCAGGACATGAACGCTACCACGGTGTTGGGCGGCTGCTACCCTCGATCTCGGCGCCCGTCCGATACGAGCGCCAGTGTGGTTGAAGATCAAGAACCGTGCCGGATCGCGATCGCGAACCACTAGATGCAGGCCCCGCCGGATCACCCTCTGGCGGGGCCTGACTTTTGTCCACTTGACACCCCCACCACTCATGGGGCATGATAGTCCTATCAGCAGGAACGACCGACAGGGAGAACCTAAGATGAAGCGCTGTCACAACTGCCTCCGCAAGATCGCCGACGCCAACCCCGCGTCCACTATCAACAAGTGGGGTAAGGAGTGCTGTGACACCTGCACCACCTGCGAACACGGCGTGCCGCTGATCAACCCCGACTGCGCCGGGTGCACCGACCTGATCGAACTTCTGTTCGTGTCCCAGTTTTCGGACGTGGCGGCCGGTCAGCCGCTGCTGTCGCGCTAGTCGGTACCACTTGACACCCCCACCGCACGTGGGATACAGTTCTCTCATCAGGCCAGGAACGACCGACAGGGAGAACCGAAATGTCGAACACGATCACCGCCGAAGAGCTGGCCCTCGTCGCCTCACTGAAGACCCTCCCGGAACTGCCCACCGTGATCGCGAAGAGCATGCTCATCGCTCAGTCGGTGAAGTTCTCCCGTGAGGAGCGGGCGGCGATCCAGGCTCGACAGGACGTGTTCGCCAAGCTCGGAATGCCCGGCGTGAACGTGCCGGTTCTGGATCACCAGGGCGTGCGGATCGGCGAGCTGGTCTTCAAGGCCTGACTCCCTCCGTCCGGACGGGGAACTGGTGATACTCCCCGTCCGGACGGAGCAGAACCCACGTGCGATCATGCAGCTTGACGGGCCAGAGCTGAACCCGGTTCACGTTCTTGGGAACCAGGAACCCTCGATCCTCCGCCCACTTCCGGCGGCCGTGCACCGATTGCGGGCCGCCGTTGTGGACGAGCGGGTCGAGGGCGAGCAGGTTCCACACCGCGTCGCGGTCGGGCCGCGAGGTGCCGCCCATCCCCTTGTTCCGCCGGTGGTGGACGTCGAACGTGTCCGGGTCGAGCGGCACGCCACTGGCCTCGCACAGGCCGCCGCAACGCTTCCAGAGCAGCTCCCGTATCGAACCCCAGTCAATCCGTGGTGCCATCGGTTCCTCCGAGGTTGTTCATCCGGTCGTCCTACGGCTATGGTGGCCGTTGTGCCCCCTGACTGTACGGGGTACTATCATCAAACGTAAGGAGGTACCCCGCATGGCAGTTGACCGGCACCAAGTCGATCTCTCGATCAAGAAGCCGATCTACGACGCGGCGATGAAGCGCATGAAGGCGCTCCAGAAGTACGAGCGCGAGAAGTACGGCGTCAAGCGCACCAGCCTGTCGGACATCGGCCGCGAGGCGATCATGCGCTACGAGCGTGGCGACGGCGTCCGCTTCGAGGCGCGCATCGTCCGCTCGCCCGCCGGGCAGAAGCCCAAGCGCGAGCCGTTCCGGTTCGACGTCGCCTCCGGTGCCTACGAGCGCCAGAAGCGCAAGATCACCGCGCACGGCTACCGGGTGACACAGGTGGTCGAAGAGGCGCTCAAGCGGTTCACTGAGACCGGCGAGCTTCCGTGGCTCGCCGACGAGAAGGCCGCCGCCGAGCAGGCCTGACCCATCCATCCACGCCAAACCGGAAAGGACTCCCATGACCAACGCAGAGCCCGCCGTCCGCAAGCCGACCGCCAAGGAACCGGCCGAGGAGGCCCTGGAGGGCACCGCACAGCTGCGCACCGAGCTGACCGAGATCCGCGACCGGCTGCGCGAGGGCATCCCCATCAACGACGCGTCGATGATCGACCCCCGCGTGAAGGAGCTGGACGGTGAGTTCAGCGAGTTCGTCGACTTCGTCAACAAGCAGCTGGGCGAGCTGACCGCGAAGCTGGAGGGCGTCAGCAAGCTGGACGGCGTCGTCGCGCTCGACCCCGACCCGGGCGGCGTACTCAAGGCGCTGGAGAAGAAGACCGCCGAGAGCTTCGCGCGGATGTCCACGATCGTCGACCAGCACAACAAGGCTGCCACCAAGGCGATCGAGGAACTGCGCGAGCAGATGCCCAGCATCGCCGACCTCGTCAGCGTGGTAGGCGAACTGTCCGACAAGGTGCGCCTGTTCGACGAGGCCGGTGTCGCCCCGGCCAGCACCGAGGACGTCAGCAGCGTGCATGGCCAGGTCAACGAGGCCCACCGGCGGATCAACGCCGTGGCGGAGCGCGTGGAGCAGCTCGGCAAATACCTGGATTCGCCGTCGTTCGGCGCCATCGAGCGCATGGCGGACGTGATGGCGACCGCGCGTGACGGCCTGGTCCTGGGTGCCGCACCGATGTCCGGGGTGCCCGCGATCTACGGCCAGGTGCACCAGCTGATGAAGCTCGTCACCGAGCTGGGCAAGGACAAGACCGCAGACAAGAAGATGGGCGGCTACCAGTTCCGCTCGATCGACGCGGCGATGGACGCGGTCGGCCGCGCGCTGCGCGAGGTCGGTGTGATGTTCCAGCCGCGCGAGATCGTCGACCGCCGGATCGAGCGATACGAGGTCGTCAGCAAGGACGGCTATCGCCAGAACTGGACGCACGTGTGGGTGACGCAGCGCTACGTCTTCGTGTCGCTGGTCGACGGCTCCGAGATGGCCGCCGTCGAGATGGACGGCGAGGCGCGCGACAACGGCGACAAGTCGACCAGCAAGGCCGACAGCATGCGCCTGAAGTACGCGCTGCTCCAGGCGCTGATGATCCCGGTCAACGGCCTGCCCGAGTCCGACGGCCGGGACGGCACCGAGGGCGGCACCACGTACGGCCGTGGCGACGCGGGCGAATCGTGGGAGAACGCCACCCCGGCTCGCCAGACACAGCAGGCCGGACACGAGCAGCACGTGGATTCTCGGCGGCACACCGCGCCCGAGGAGGTCGGGAACAGCGAGACCGCGTCTGCCCCGCCGGTCGATGACCGCTCGCCGGAGGAGAAGGCCACGGCGGCACAGAACGCGCTGATCGCGCTGGCCGGGTTCGCAAAGGAGGAGCAGCGTCCCCGCCTGGACAAGATCCTCCGGGCCATCACCACGGCCGGGATCGGTGAGACCGTGATCCAGCACGCGGACGGTCGGCAGACCACCCTGAACCAGTACGCCGCCACCGTGAACGCGCAGGTAGGTGTCTGATGGGCCACGACGCGGACCACGCAGCGGACCTCGCGCAGACCTACATGCCTGGCGTGGACCCCGAGGCGGACGCCGAGTCAGCCGCGTTCAATGCCGAGATGGATGCGGCCATGCTCGCGGCCATGCTCGCGGACCAGCTCGCCGACGCCGTGCACGCGGCACTGGAGCGCAGCAAGCATGGTGACTGCGACCTGGAGCCGTACGCGAACACCACCCTGCACGAGGGCGTCACGGTGGTCGTCTGCGGGTGCGGCCAGTACTTCCCCGCGCCGGAGCTGGCCGCGCCAACCGTGGCGCTGTCGCCGGAACGCGTGGACGCACACGGCCCGGCGGCCGTCACGGTGGCGGCCGCCGACCCGATCGCCCGCACGCTGGCCCTGATCGGCCCGGCGGAGGACTACCGGCCGGACCAGGTGGAACGGCTGATGCTCGACTGCGTCCAGCGGCTGGAGGAGGGCCAGGCGTTCGAGCGATGGGCGCTGGAGCAGGCCAGCGAGGCGGACCGCGCCTACAGCCGCGCCTACGCCCTGGCCTTCACGAAGGCGACCGGTCCGATGGAGCTGCGTCGCAACGTCGCCGAGGTCGAGTGCGCCGAGCTGGCCGACGCCAAGGACCGGACCGACATGGTGCACCGGGCCGCCAAGGCCGCGATGCACAACCTGCGGTCGACGCTGTCCGGCTATCAATCGGTGCTGCGCAGCGTGCAGGCGACCTTCCAGGCCGGGGGCTCAAACGGGGGCAGACCGTACTAGGAGGTGCGGGTTGGCCAGGAAGTACCACCTCTCCGGATACACGTCCGGGCGGCAGAGACCACTGGGCAAGGACGGCCCCGACTGGCTCGGGCACTGCTACATCCACGACAAGACCGCATGGGCTTCCCGCAAGGCCGCCCGCCGGGCCGCGAAGAAGCGTCACCCGGAGGGCGGGAAGTCGCCCTACCCCTGCGGTCACACGAACGGCTGGCACTACGGGACCGCGCACTATTCACGCGACACCTACCGAGGAGTAGTAGATGCCGAGGAAGACCCCCGACGGGAAGTGGACCCGGCGGGCGACCAACACGAACAGCCGAGGTAGCGCGGCCGACCGGCGCAGGCGGCGCGAATACCTGATCAACACGTTCGGCGACGGCATCACCTGCACCTGTTCGCACTGCCCAACGGTGCTCACGGTCAAGACCGTCAACGTGGACCGCATCATCCCGGGATGGCAGGGCGGCACCTACCGGCGCGAGAACATCCGGCCGTCGTGCTGGCCCTGCGGCAACAAGCAGGGCGGCGCGATGGGCCAGCAGGCGAAGAACGCGAAGATCAACGAGAGGAGCACGAGATGCAGTTCAACCGGTCCGCACTGATCGAGGCGATCGACAAGGCGATCAGGATGGAGCACGCGGCCATCGTCGACATCCACGCGCGCAACGCGGCGGCCGACGACGAGCACCGCAAGGAGTGGCTGTCGCTGCACGAGGAGAAGTGGATGAAGGCGACCGCTGCCATCCGCGCGAAGCTGCGCAGGGGTCAGCCGGTCACTGAAGAGGACATCCCCCGCGACCGGTCCGGCTACACCGGCAAGGCGTACTACCGGCCTAAGCGTGCCAGCGAGGTCCCCGCGCGCGCCGCCGAGCTGGCCGGTCTGCGGGCCGTGCTGGACGCCGTGGCTGACGAGATGATCGGCACCACGGCGCTGCGCTCACTCGGGGTAGGCGTCAACACCCTGCGCATGATCGTGCCCCTGCTGGGTTCGGCCACCGTGCGCAGCGAGACCCTGAAGGCGGTGAAGTGATGGGGTGGTGTGGCGGTACCGAGATCATGGACACCGCCCTGCGGGCGGCGGACCATCTGGCCGCCGCCGTGTGGGCGATCGGCTACAACGCCGGTGCAGCGGGCGATGAAGCCGACTTCGACGAGGTCCTGAAAAACCCCCAGACGCGCGCCAGGCTGGACGACGTCCTGCGCCCGTACGTCCGGCAGATCGCCAGGAAGCTGCACGAGGGCGACTGGGACTGCGTGGACGAGGCGGACGAGTTCGACCGCTTCCCTCAAGAGATGTACGACCATGACGACACCGAGCACGAGTCATGGTTGCGTGCCCGCATGGCCGACGCGGAGACCTCGGAAGAAGCGCTGGCCTGGGCCTACAGGCTCAAGGCTCACACTGACAAGATGAAAGCAGGTAATGCCTGATGTCAGGCGAAACGGTACTGACCGTGGTCGGAAATCTGGTCGCTGACCCCGAACTCCGCTTCACCCAGTCCGGCGCGGCGGTGACGTCCTTCACGGTCGCCTCCACGCCCCGCGCCTTTGACCGCCAGTCCGGCGAATGGAAGGACGGCGAGGCGCTGTTCCTGAGGTGCAACGTGTGGCGTCAGGTCGCCGAGAACGTGGCCGAGTCGCTCGCGCGAGGGTCCCGCGTGCTCGTGACGGGACGGCTGCGTCAGCGCTCGTTCGAGACGAAGGAGGGCGAGAAGCGCACGGTTGTCGAGCTGGAGGTAGACGAGATCGGCCCGTCGCTGCGCTACGCCACCGCGAAGATCAACAAGGTGACCCGTGGCGATGGAGGCGGTGGCGGGTACGGCGGCCGTCAGCAGCAGTCGACCCCGTCCGCCCCTGACCCTTGGGCCACCGCCGAGCCGCCCAGGCAGTCCACGCAACAGCAGACCTGGCCCGACGAACCGCCGTTCTGACCTGCGACGACTCCCACAATACCCCCGTTCATGTCGGGTATTGTGGGAGTCAGCTTGACACCCCCACTCTCCAGGGGGCATGATGGCTTCACAACGGGAACAACGAGAACGGAGAACCCGATGAAGCGAGTGCAGCACAACGAGGTCAAGCCCGGAATGAAGCTGCGCCTCACTGACGGCTACGGTCCACGTGGCCGCTGGGTGTGCATCGAACACGTCTACGAGATTCACACCGGCCTGGTCCCCAGCGCCCACGTCCGCGCGTACTGGCACAGCGACGCCGTCAAAGGCGGCGCCGTCAAGCGGTTCGGGCTGTCGCTCATTGAGCGCGAGGACGGCTACGAGCTGCACCCACAGTCCGCGCTGCTCAACGCGCAGGAGCACCAGCGCAAAGGCCGCGCAGACGCCGAAAACGTCATCCTGCGCGAGTACTCGATCAAGTTCTCCGCCGTCGACCGCGTCGACAATCAGGGCGAAACCTGCTGCTACTGCCACGAGGGCGACATCAGCTGCAACATCTACGCCACGGTAACCGCCGAGTCCGGCCGGACCGAGGAGAACGCCTGGTCCACGTGCGACGCGTGCGCCCTGTACTCCATCGACCAGGTCGAGGACGTCGACCCGAGTTACGCGATCACCATTGAGAGGACGGGTCCCTGATGACACGCAAGCAGGGTCTTGACCCGGTCGACGCGCTGCCCCCGACCAGCAGGAAGGTTCTGGAGAGCGCGCCCGCCGACGGCCGGTACCTGGTCCCGTACACGGTCGGCCGCCTGTTCTTCAGCCGGGGATGGGGTGACCACCTGGGCAAGGGCAGCTCTCGCACCGGTAGCGGTGTACCAACCTCGCTGTTCCAGCTCAACGAGGAAGGACTCAAGGCCGTCCAGCTGGCCCGCCAGCGCTCTCGCGTTGCCATTGAGGAGATGACCTACCAGGCGGTGCACGAGGCCACCCTGGACGGGATCAGCGAGCTTCTTGAGGACTACTCGCTGGACGCCCTGATCCGCGACGCGGAGGACCTGATCGGCCGAGTCGAACGGCATGGCGAATCCACCGCCGGGGCGCGCGGCTACCGGGACGCCCTGGTCGAGCACCGCGACGCGCAGGCGAGCGTGTCGGCATGAACCTGGCAGGCTTTTTGGCGCAGCGCGCGGCGGTCGCCGTTCGTGGCACCAAGTACCGCACCCAGGGCGTCGTCAACGGGCAGCGTCGAGACCTTCCGCCCACCACCGTTGACCGCCGGTACGCCGTCGCCGCCTGCTCGTCGATCCTGCGGGAGCTGGCCGAGATCGCGCGAGCAGCAGGCCCCTTGCCCGCACCGCTGCTCGACAAGCTCGCACACACGGTGGAGAGCCAGGAGCCACCGAGATGAGCGGCGACAGCATGATCGTGCTGGACGAGGTGTCAGGCATGGTCGAGGCTCTGCGCGCCGTCCAGCTCGTCGGCGGGGTCCTGCTCGATCCGCGCGCCGCTCAACAGCTCGTCGTGGCCGCGTGGCATGCCGCCGAGCCTGCCGCGCGCGCCGCCGCCTTCGCCGACGCGGCCGACGTGCTGCACGAGTTCGCTGACAGCTCGGCCGGACTCGGGCACTACCACGACGCGGCGACCCTGCTCGACCTGTTCAGCTACGAAATGAGGAGCCAGCAGTGAAGAGGATCCGCCCGTTCAACTGCTCGATTCGAGAGCTCCAGCTCGACATCGGAGACAACCGCCTGACCTTGCCCAAGCGCGCCCAGATCCTGACGGTGGCTTACGACCAGGACGAGATCCTCCACCTCACGGTCATCTGCGACCCGGACTTCCTGAAGGACGAGGAGCGACGCTTCATCGTGCTCACCCCCGGTGCCCGCGTCCCGCACAACGCTGGTGCGCTGAGCTACCTCGGCTCGCCCCGCCGACACGGACGGGCCGCCTTTCACGTGTTCGAGATCGACTCCCCCGAGGACGGGCCACGTCTGGGAACCAAGCGTGGCGCTGCCAGCGTCATCGCCCAGCAGAATGCGCCGGTGTCCGGCGTGAATATGCAGGTTGGCCAGATGCTTGGCCACGCGGGCGGCTTGGCCACACCGGGGGTGTACGTCCAGTGACCGAGGAGCGCGCGCAGGTGGAGCTGATGGGCACCAAGGACGTGACCATCAGCCTGAATCCACAGCAGGCCATGGAGCTGTACGACTACCTGGAGGACGACAACAGCCCTCCATACTGGGAGACGGCACTGGCGCCGATCCACGAGGCGCTCCGTGACGCGCACAGGAGGGGCGAGTGGTGATCCAGGATCGCGCCGAGCTGGAGCCGTTGCCCGCGATCTTCGGCAAACTGCCCACCGCTCAGGACCTGAAGCGGCAGGTTCTGGAGGCGATCGACGGCGGCTACGACCAGCTCGTGCGGGCACGCGGCGAGGTCACCAGGCCGGAGGACACCTACGAGGTGCAGCGTCGCCTGGCGGGCGCGGCCGAAATGCTGGGCGAGTTCGAGCGGGCGTTCAAGGCAGGCCGCACGGCGATCAACTCCTACCAGAAGGAGGAGTTCGAGCTGGCCCTGGGCGGGCGCGAGGTGGCACCGCGCGAGTCGATGAACGTGCCGGACACAGAGGGGGACCTGCGGGTTGCCGCCGACACGGCGAACAACTACAGCATCGACCTGCACGCCCTGATCGCGGCCGCCGCGAAGTGCGCCTTCGACGCCCGCGACCCTGGGTATTCGCCGCTCACCGGCGGAATGCACCGGATCGACACGCAGGTGGAAAACGTCGTCAACGGGGACAGCGAGATTCCGCCCGAGGACCTCGCCGAGGTGCTCGCGGAGTACGCCATCGCCACCGCGTACGAGTTGCTGCGGTGTGGCAAGTTCGAGCCGCAGGTCACCAAGGTGCGGGCCTACGCTGACATGATCGCGCGCGCTGGAGACGACCAGCTCGCGGCGACCGTGAACAGCGCGATCGTGAAGACCGTGAAGCTCAAGGGCGTCAAGGTGGAGAGGAAGGTAGCGAAGTGAACGAGAACGATCCGGTGCAGGAAATCCCGGACTACGAGCTGATCGCGGAGGAGTTCAACCGAATGGAGCGGGACGTGCGCGGAGGAAGCGTGCAGATCCCGGTGGACTCCAGCCTGCTGGAGGATGTGCCGAACCACCTCGCGGCCGAGGCCTACACGCCGCCCGACGCCGAGATGATGGCGGCGGTCGCCGAGATCGAGGACGCCACCGCCGAGCAGGTCGCGACGGTGCGCAACGAGCAGTCGCTCCGCATCGCGAACATGGGTCAGGACGGCGTGCACCACTTCCTCGTCAACCTTGAGGGTCGGGAGCTGTGCGGCTCGTGCGGTACGCCGTTCCCGTGCGAGAAGTGGACGGGCGAGATCGACCCCCGCAACGAGGCCGAGTCGACCGGGCGCCCCATCCCGGACGAGGACAAGGCGCAGGCCGTCGCCCAGCTGCTCAACGTCCCCATCGAGAGGGCTCGCCAGATCGTGCTGATGTCCACGCCACTCGACCAGATCGGAGGCTGACCATGGGAGAAGGACACCCCTGGGACCCGGAGGGCAACGTCCTGCCCAAGCCGCCGCCCAAGCCTGACCCGCCCAAGCCGGTCAAGATGTAGCCGGGGAGGTCCGCATGAACAAGCGCCAGGCACTGGGCGCGCTCGCCGGTGACCTCCTGCTGAAGCTGCGGGAGATGCGGGAGCATGACGAACGGTACGGCTCGTATCACGCTCAGACCGGCACGCCGGACCACGACAGGATGATGCTGGCTCACGAAGAGCTGGAGTGGCGGCTGATGAAGATCGAGAGCCCCACCCTGCGGCGAAAGTCCAAGTCACGGCCGCCGGACCCGAACCAGGTTGCTCTGTTCGAGTGACGTCATGCCCCACGATTTGACACCCCCGTCATTCGTGGGGCATGATGGTTTTACCAGCACAGAGGGACAACCGAGAGGGAGAACCGAAATGGCATTCCGTGAGGACCGCGTCCAGAACATCGTGAAGCGCTCGCCCAACAGCGAGGAAATCACCCGCGAGTTCATCGAGGGCGAGTGGCACGAGGTGAAGACCGTCAAGACCTTCCAGATGGGGGCCTGGGAGATCATGAAGATCCAGGAAGGCCTCGACAACCTGGAGAAGGCCGACCGTGAGCGCATGGCCTACCTGGAGTGGCTGCTCGGCTCCTGCGAGAACATCCAGATCACCATCACCGCAACCTACGAGTCGTGACCACCGCCGCCGGGAGGTGCAGGCAACCCTCCCGGCGGCGGCACCCAGCTACAGGCGGTCGCCGTCGACCGGCAGGCGCAGGCCCCTCGGCTTCAGGTCGGCCGGGTCGTAGATCGGCGGCCTGTTCGAGCCGAGCACCAGCACGGTGAGCCACGCGGGGAGCTTCGACTCGATCGAGCGGAAGAGCGCGTACCAGATGCCGATGAGCGTGGCGGCCAGCACGGCGCCCAGTCCGGTCATGCCGGACTCGTTGAGCACCGGCGCCAGCGCGGGGATCTGCGTGGCCAGCCAGGTGAGGCCAGCGCCCCACAAACTCGGGACGACGGTCCTGATGATCGAAACGCCGATGTCGCGGACGTTCGGCACAGGTTCGGTCATGGGATGATCCTTTCTATTGCGGCAGGCAGACCCAGAAGGCCCGCTCCTGCGGAACGAGGTCGGGCGGCACCTTCACGAATCCGCGCACCTCGGTGAACTTCCCCTTGCCCGCGCACAACAGGTCGGGGTTCTGTGCGGCCGCCTCGTTGAACACGGCCATGATCTCGTCGGCGGTCGGGGTGTGCCCCGGCTCGCCGGGGATTCCCTGCTCGCCCTTCTCGCCCGGGGTGCCTGGGGTTCCGGACGCGCCCGGCTCACCTTGCCGACCGGGTGCCGGTGGGTTGGCCGCGTAGTAGGCGGATACCTGCTGGGCGACCAGCGACGGCGACACGCTGACCGGGTTCGTGATCATGTAGCTCGCGACCGCGTTCCCCACCTGCTCGCCCGTCGGCATCGGCGCCGGTGGGAGGTTGGCCAGCACGCGCGCGGACGCGGCCGCGACGAGGGTCTCCTCCGACTGGAGACCGGCCGGTGGCACGACCGGCTGTTGCCCGCGCGCCTGGAGGTCCTTATTCGCCTTCTCCAGGGCCTCGATCGCCTGGCGGGTGCGCTCCTGCTCGGTAGCGGTCTTCGCAAGCTCTGCGGTCCGCTCAGCCTGCCAGCCGACCACCTGATAGGCAGCGACCAGGCTGACGCCGATGGACACGGCGGCGCCCAGGCACGCGACGACCGCCGCCACCTTCCAGACGTCGCGCCGGTCAGCCTTGTGACTCAAGCCCTCGCCGAGTGCGTTCGCCGCCGCCACGCCCTCCGTGTGCGCGGTCTCGATCGCGTCGAGTCGCTCCGTCTCGTCACTCACCAGAGTCCCCTCCCAGCTCCAGTGCCCGCATGGCCAGCTTCCTGCACGTCTGGTTGCACTGTTCGAGGTCAGCCTGGGCTTTCACGAAGTTCTGCGCAACACGGTCATGCTCAGCCTGGCAGGCCTGCAACCTCTCGCGCAGCTGGTCCACTTCCGCGCGGGCACCCTGCGACTCGACCGCTTCGGCGGCGAGGAGATCCAGGGCCTTGGTCAGCACGAGCGCGGTGTGCCCGTCCGACGCTGGCAGCCCGGCACGCTCCACGTCGGTCGGCGGTCTGTCGCCGTCCTCATCGTCCTGCGCGTCGACCTCGCGGGAATTCCGGGCGACCCACTTCAGGCCGATGGCGCCCGCGACGAGCAGGGCGACCACGACGATCACCACCCAGTCGGAGCGCCCCGTCAGGTCGGGCAGTAGGTCACGCATCGTTGTTCTCCCATGTGGTCCGGGGGTGGCTCCTATCATGGGAGTGTGACATGTAGATCGCCCGACAGTTGCGCCGTCTACGGCGTGTAGCAGCGCGCCGAGACCACGGACGCGCGCGCCTTGTTCGCGCCGCCGCCGCCCGCCGTGCAGCGCGCCTCCCAGCGAAAGCTGACCGTCGTCCCCCGGCCTGCCGACACGTCCACCTCGGAGTCAAACACGGTCTGCGCGCCCACTCCGAGCGTGTGCGTCGTGCCGCTGACATCGCCGCTGTCCAGGGACACGCGCATGCGGCTCTCGCTGGACACGCCAGGGTCGTTGTAGGCGAACATCCGGTACCTGAGCTTGTTGCCGACGATGTTCGCGCGGCCCTCCCACAGCGTCGAGAAACCCGCGTTCGGCGTGCCGGGCCAGATCTGCGCCGAGTCGCCGATCGGCCCCATCCACTGGGATTCCTCGGGGTAGCGCTGGCCGCCGTCGCGCGACTCCTCGAACATGCGCTTGGTGTCGCCCGAGGTGACGATCAGGACCTGTCGGAGGCCAGAGTTGGCCGCGTCCGGCGTCGGGTCGTACATGGCGATGGCCGACACGCCGCCGCGCGAGTCGTCGCGCACGAGCGAGAAGCCTCGCTGAGGTCGGCCGCCCATGTCCGGATCGCCGGGGAGGAACTCGCCGATCCAGAGGAAGTTGACCTTGTCCGGGTTCCCGCTGTTGGTGTAGTTGCCGATCCACTTGATCAAGCCGGAGGAGACCACGGCGCTCTGAATCGGGTTCGAGCGCGTCATCTCGTCGATCGCGCGGCGCACGTACGCGATGACCTCGACGGCGCTCTGGTCACGCGGCGCGTACGGGTTGAACGGGGAACTCATACCGGCAGCCCTCCGCCCACGAGAAGGTCGATCGCCTCGTGCTGGTCGCCCTGCGGGGGTGCCGCCGTCCAGCCGTAGATCCGGCCGGGCAGGTACATCCACCCGTCGACATACCAGTCCGGCGGCCAGGTCCGGTCATTCGTGCGCAGCAGGATGTCATCTCCCACGACGTAGCTACCGAAGTAGGGCGGCAGGTCTCCACGCACCCTGACCGACGCGAGGTAGCGCTCTGAGCCGAGCCGGTCCCACATCAGTTTGTACATGTGGTCGGCCAGCGTGTTCACGTTGCTCACGTCCGGGTTCGAGAAGCGCTCCTCCGACTGGAGGTAGCCGTACTCCCACTCCGCTTTCCCATACTGGTCGATGTTCGAGATCTGCGCCTTGACCTGCAAGTCCTCATAGCCGTCTCCACGCCCCCACACGATGTTGGGTACCGCTGTGCCGTCGCGGTTCACCCTTAGCGTGGTCACGTTGCCGGTGCCGCCGGTGTCGTAGGTCAGGGTGGGCATGGGGAAGTTCGACGACCTGCGCCGTCCAAGTTGCGGGTAGCCCATCACGTACACGGGACGGAACGACTGCGCGCTGACCGCGCTCGCGCCGCTCAGGATGCGCAGGCCGGTGGTCCACTCGTAGGAGTTGGTGGCCAGCTGGGAGCGTGCCTGGTGCGCCTCCAGGAGGTTGGTCTCCTGGCCCTCGTCGTAGCTGTGATTGCGCAGCACGCCGGTCATGACCGTCGGCGGATCCACCGTCACGTACCCGGGCCACGGATTGGCGCCGAGCGGGATCAGGGAAAACTTGGCGGGGTCGCACAGGTCGGCGGCGATGACCGTCTGGTCCTGCGCGACCCAGCTCATGCCCTTGGTGATCAGGCGCCGCGCCCACTGTGCCTCGGGGGTGGAGTGGGCGACGATGCTCTGACGGCCCGTCTCCGGGTCGCTGGGAGCCACGTACACGGTGTACGAGTCCATGGCCTGCGCGATCCACTGGCCGCTCACCGGGTCCTGCTGCTCCCGCACCACGACGATGGCCGTCTTACGGGGGATGATCTTGTCCCAGGGATAGAGCGAACGCACGCTGTCGTCGGCGAGCTGCAACGTCGCTCGCAGCTCGCCGACCTCGCGCATCGCCTTGGAGTACGCCACCCCCGACAACGGGAGTGGAACGTTGCTGATGACCGTCAGGTTGCCCATTGCGAAGTTCACCGGCCAGTAGCTGTAGCGGACTTCCCGCTGCTGGCCGGTGATCGACGGGTCAACCGGGTAGCTCATGCCTGCGCGTCATCCTGAGCCGGAACGGAGCGCAGGACCTCGGCGACAGCAGCCTTGACCTGAGCCGGGGTGGCGCCACCGAGTTGGACGCCCTGCGCCTTCAGTGCGGCGGCGAGGGCCTCCTCGTCCACGTCGGCCACGGCGCCCGCGACGGCCACGTTGATATCACGCAGGACCTCGAACGCCTGGAGGTACTCGTCCTCTCCCCGGTCGTTCTTGCGGCCGGTGGGCACGTAGTAGTCCCACATGGCGCGCGCCGCCTCCGACCGGGTCGGGATGCGGTCGACGTCCACCTGGTTGTGAACGTGCACCTGCACGCCAGAGGCGACGAGGAGGTTGTACTCGTCGCCTACCTGGCTCTTCCAGCAGCCATCGGCGCCCCAGGTGACGCGAAAGACGGTGGGGTCATCGTGGGTGCGTACGAGCAGTGAATCCATGGCCTCTTCCTTCTTGATCGGCGAGCCGATCTTCTCGAACTGGATGCACAGATCGGCCTCGACCTGCCCGAAATCCGGGTAGATCCGGCCGTTGTTGAACTGGTAGAGGTGGATGCCCGGACGCCACCTGCGGATGTCGCCGCACAGCCAGTACACGTCACCTACGCCCCGGTCCATCGCCGCGTAGACGACGTCCCAGAAGCCGTAGACGCAGCACAGGAAGCCTGCCGCGTTGACCACGGACTGCGCTCCCCTGAAGAACTCCATGGCCGTCGGGATGTCGTAGCTTCCCGCCGGGGCGTCGGCCGTGAAGGCGATCAGCTCGCCCTTGTAGTCGATCTTCTCGGCGTAGGCCAGCGCCTCGCGCCCGAACGCCTCTCCGCGCGCGCGCCCGCCATCCGGGTCCCGCGTGGTCTTCTGGAAGATCAGCCAGCTGCGGATGCCCGCTGCGCGCTGCGAGGCGTGCTCCTCCTCGGTGAGCGGCGCGTGTTGCTGGCCCTTGAAGTCGGCATACCGCAACGTGAAGTCGATCGACACCCGGCCGAACGGCGTGGCGTGCGTCTCCGCTCGCAGCGTCGTCCCGGCGAGCTGTTTCTCCGACCAGTCCGCGCCGGTCGACAGGATCGGGACAGACTGGCCGTTGATACTCGCGAAGCTCATGCGGACCTCCATCGCAGGCTCATGACACCCTCAAAGTGTACCGGTACCACTACAGGTCAGAGCCGGTGTCGCCCGGGTCGCTTCCGATGTCCTCGATCACCAGGTCGATCGCGTCTCCCTTGGTGGCGTCCACGAAGATCTGCGCGCCACCGACGCCCGCGATCCTGCGCACGCACAGCAGGAAGGACGCCGTCACGTCAGCTCCCGGCAGGATCGCCTGGATGACCTTGTGCTCGGCGACGTTGGTGTCGGTCTGCCTGGTCTGGATGTTGCTACCCGGCAAGATCGTGGATGTGTCGGTGGCGTCGGTGGCGTTCGTGGTGTACCGGATCCGGGCGCCGATCTCGTCGTTGTTCGACGAGGAGTCGAGGCCCAGCGGGCACGTCCAGATCTCATAGAGCCGTCCGGCGCGCAGCAGCACGTTGGAGACGCGCAGCACCGGCACGTCGTCCTCGTCCGCGCTCGACGGGTTGCTGGTGGTCGTCCTGTTGCCGCGCGCGACCACGCCTCGCGCCGCGATGCAGGCCCAGGCGCTGGTCGCGCCGTCGTACTGCCAGAGCGTGTCGGAGTCGGTGGTGACCGCGAGCTGCCCGGAGTACGGGTTGGTGATCGCCGAGTTGCGGTCGGCAACCGACGAGCACACCGCCGTCCCCTGCACGCGCCACGCGGTGCCGTCGTGGATCTCGACCCAGTCCCGGTCTTCCCGGTAGATCTGCATGCCGTCGTGCGCGGTGATCTCGGCGCGCTCGGTGACACTGGCGACGCGAAGCAGGCCGCCGTCACTGGACGTCTTGCGGATCATGGACTGCAGAGCGGCCGGGGAGGTGTTCGTGGCGTTGACGACCGCGCGCACTACCGGGATGAAGGAAGCGGGCAACGTCGGGTCCGACGGGGTGCCAGCACTGTTCGACCCCTGGATCACGGCGGGCACCGCCGTGTTGAGCCCGGAGGAGTCGAACAGGTTGTCTTTCACCTGGAAGCCGATGATGTCGTACCGGTTCAGGGTTGGGCTCGACGCGGCCAGGGTGACCTGCACGGAGGCGTCGTTGGCCACCAGGTAGTCACCAGAGGCCGACGCGAACGTGTTGGCGACGACCGCGCCGCACGCGCCCATGGTGATGTTCATGCCGGACGGGTTGGCGTACACCGGCACGCGGCCGCCGAAGAAGCCCTGGCGCGCGCTGTACGTGGCGGCCAGGTTGGGGATCTTGCCCAGCGTGGCCAGGTAGACGCGGTCGAGCTTCGCTGTGTAGGTGCCGCCCTGGGTGTAGCCGGGCGGGGTGAGCACGGTCATCGGCTACTCCTCAGGCGTAGGTGGAACGCCACTGCACGGTGAGCAGGGCGGCAGGGTCGTAGGCGTCATCGGCGGAACGCCAGCGAATGGTGTTCGAGCCGGGGGCCAGGTTGAACGGCGCACCGGAGATCCGGACCGTTCCGGGCGTGATCGTGCCGGAACGGGCGTCGATCGTCACCGTGTCGGACGCGGTGAGCGTGGCCAGCACCTGGAAGGACTGCCCGGTGGTGGCGTTGGTGATGATCGGGTTCAGCGCGGGACCGCGCACGATGAACGTCGGCGAGGCCTCCAGGTTGCCCGTGTTGAGCGCGACCAGCTCACCACCGGGGCTGCTGGAGGCGCCGTAGTTCCAGCTGTACGTCTTGTCGTAGGTTCGGCCGCCCAGCAGCGCCGGGTTCAGCAGGGGAGCACTCGCGCTCTCTACCGCCCCGGCACGGAACTTCCACGGCGGATTGGCTGCGACCAGGTTGAACCGCATCGTCGCCACGTAACCACCAGGCACGTGACCTGTTGCGATCACTGGTTCGGCTTTCCCGACCGGCCGGGTGACGAGTCCAAGCCGTACGCCTGTGCGGTAGTCGTGCTGTTCCCACACCACGGGGCCGCGCGGGCCGCTCTGCGTCTGCGGTCCCAGGACATAGCGCGCCTGCTCGATCGCCTCGGCCAGCGCCTGCGGGGTCGGCGCCGACAGCATGCCGTTGATCTCCAGCACCTTGGGTGCGATCGACGGAGGTCCGAGCACGCCGCCATCGCGCCCCCCGACCTGGTCGATTGGCGTGATGTACTCGGTGGTGCCCCAGTCGAGGGCGTCCGCGATCGTGTGCGTGCCGTTGGGCAGCTGGGTGTTCCACCAGAAGTCGATGCCGGGCGACTCGGTCAGCAGCGGCCCCATGCGGCACCGCTGCTCCAGCCCTGTGACCGGGATGACCGCCCACGGGTTCGCTACCGTCACAACCCACCTCCGACGCCAACGAACCTGTCATTGGACTGCATGCCCTGCTGCACCGGCCCGAGTTGCACTGAGCGCAGCGACCCGGCCGAGGACAGCGAGTACGCCTGGTTGCGGCTCGTGTAGTCGGCGAACTGCTTGGCGTCGACGCCAGGCTGCTGGATGTTCGTCTGCTGGAATACGACTGGCGCCGGGCTGGAGCTGGGAGCGGGCGCGGTGCCGCTGCTCAGGTTGAGCGTCGTGCTCACGCCGGTACTGGTGGCGGCCAGCAGCGTCTGCCCGGCCGCTTCGGCTGCTGCGGCAATCTGCGCGGTCATCGACGCGAGGCCGATCACGAGACCCTCTCCGGCGAACACGCCGAGCTTGGCCATCTCCTTGGACGGGGAGCTGATCCCCAAGGCGCTCTTCACGCCGCCGAGAATGTTCCCACCGATTTCCTTGGCCTTGGCGATCAGGTTTCCGACCATGGAGGTGATACCGTTCAGCAGTCCGCTCAGCAAATCGCGACCGGCGTTGTAGAGTAGCGAGCCGAAGTTACCGAGCGCGCCCAGGATGCGCCCACCCAGACCGCTCACGAAATCGACGATGGTCCCGATCGACGTGGAGACGATCTGTCGGATTCCAGCCCAGGCGCCGGTGACGATCGCGACCAGCGCATTCCAGGCGCCGGAGAACACGGACCCGATGATCGAGAGCGCACCGGAGATCACGCTCTTGATCAAGTTCCAGGCGCCGGAGACGATGTTGACGATGCCCGACCAGGCGCGATCCCAGTCACCGGTGATCACGCCGATCACGACGTCGATCACGCCGGAGATGATCTGAAGGGCAGCCTTGATCACCTCGGCGATCGCGCCGAACACCGTCGTCACCACCGGCAGCAGGGCCTGAATGGTGGGCATCAGGATATTCAGCAGAATGTCGATAAGCGGCATCAGAATGGAGATGACCAGCGAAACGACCTGAACGACCTGATTGAAAACTGGAATGAGGGCGTTGACAATAGGCACCAGCGCGGCAATGACCGGAGTAAGAACCGCGCTCAAAATCTGCGCCACCGCGTTGATCACAGGTGCCAGCGCGGTTCCCAGCTGCGCGATCAGCGGGCCGACGGCGTCCAGGATCGCGGAGATGGCGGGCATCAGTGCCGCGAGCAGCTGGCCGACGAGCTGGCCGACGGTCTTGAGCAGGCCGCCGATAGCGTTGCGGAAGTCCTCCGAGCCGGTCAGCAGGGCGAGGAAGAGCGCGACGGCGATACCGACCGGTCCGGTGAGCGCGGTGAGCGCGCCTCGCACGCCACCGAACTTCGTGAGGAGGTCGTCCACGAAGGGAGCCAGCGCGCTGAAGATCGGCGCGAGGTGCGAGAACACCAGGGCGATGCCGCCCGCTGCGGCGGCGAACCCAGCGAACGCGCCGGGGGAAGAGGTGATCTTCTCGATGAAGCTCGTCAGGGTCGGCAGGATGGCCGTCAGCGCCTGGGCGAACAGCCCGGCCAGCTGGCCCACGAGCGTGCCGATCGCGGGCAGCAGGGGTGCCATGGCGCCCAGCACCTTGCCGAACGCCTGGCCCAGCGCGGTGATCCCCGGGTTGGCGTTCGTGAGGGCGCCGTTGAGTTGGGAGAACAGCGCGAGCAGGCCGGGCCCGATGCCGTCGGCGAGGTTCTTCACGATCGGCGCGAGTCCGCCACCGATCGCCAGGGCGAGCTGCGAGATGATCGGCAGGACGTTGGTCGTCAGCGCGCCGATGCCCTCGAAGAACGACGCCAGCGCCTCCTGCCCCTCCGTGCTCTTGAGGAGGTCCACGAGGGCGCTGGAGATGCGCTCCAGGCTGTTGAGCAGCCCGGCGCCCTGCGCCTGCCCAGCGGAGAACACGGCGCCGATCGCGGTGCCGAGGTTGCCGAGGATCCGGCCGAGCTGCGAGCCGACGTCCAGGGCGCGCGAGAAGATCTCCTCCAGGCGCCCGGACGCGGCGAGTCCGCTGATGAACTGGGCGAACCGGGAGCCGACCTGGCCGACCGCCTCGCCGAGCCGGGGGAGCTGCGTCGAGCCAGCGGCGACGATCGCCAGGATGGCCTGCGTGAACGGCACAGCGGCGGTACGCGCAGCCTCGAACCCCGACTTGATGTTGCCGGTCGTGGTGGCCACGTCCCGGAACGCGTCCTTGGTCTGGATGAACGCGAAGACTTCCTTGGCGGTCGCGTTGATCGAGGTGGCGAGCCCCTGGAACAGGCTGCGCGCCACGGGCAGGTACTGCTTGCCCAGCAGCTTCACCTGCTCGCCCAGGCCAGCGAACAGGCGTTCCTGGACGCCAAGCTGGAGCTTGTCGAACTCGGGCTTGAGGCTGTTCACCGAGCGCGCGAAGTCGCGGGCACTCGGGCTCAGGCGCTTCAGGGCCTCGTTGAACGCGGCCCCGTCGCCCTCGGCGATCGCCTTGAACGCCTCGCTCATGCCCTTGAGGCCAAGCTGAACCGTGAAAGTAACCGCCTTCACGGCGGCCAGCGCAGCAGGCAGGATGCCTACTGCGGCACCGGCTTGGGCGGCGGCTCCCACGAGCGCGATCAGGCCAGCGCTCAAACTGGACACGGCCGTGAGAGCGCCACCGGCCGCCGCGCCCATCAGCAGCAGCCTGGAGCCGGACAGCACCGCATTGCCCAGGCTCGCGGCCAAGCCCTTCACTGACTGGAACGAGGCCTTGAACAGGTCCTTGACCCGCTTGCTCGTCCGGTCGGCGTCGTCCTCGATGCCCTTGGTGGAGTCCTTGCCGAGCCCCTTGGACGCTTCGCTGATCGCCGACTGGAGCACCAGGCGGATGTTGGCCGCCAGTCCGGCGCCCTCGATCTTGAGGCGGACGCCAGCCGTAGCGATGATCTTCGCCAACGTCCGCCCCTTCCTATCGTCTCGGCGTCTGGCCGAGCAGTCCTTGACCCAACGCGCGGTGCTCGGGATCGAGCCCCCACGTGTCCCGGTCGGGGCGCAACCGCGCGGCATTGAGGACGGTCTGCTGATGCGCCTTCTTCAGGACCTCGTCACCGGGACTGTCGAGGTATGCCGCGTACACCGCATCAAGCCAGTCGGCCAGCGGCGTGCGCAACCCGATGCCCGCAAGTGCGAGCTTGCCCCGCACGTACGGGCCCACCACGGGGTCCCGTGTCCACCCATAGGTCAGGAGGACACGGCCGATGCTTTCCCCGAGGCCTCCGCGATGATCCACTCGAAGATCTTGTTCAGGTCATCGAAGTCGACGATGGCGTCCTCGTCCTCTTCCATCAGGTACAGCCACCGGCGGCGCGACGAGTGCACCTCGGACTTGACGTACTCGGCCGCCCGCTCCATCGGCATCAGCTCGCCCTTGTGGGGGCCATACGGCACCCGGAAGACGTCGGGCCGCTCGTCGCCGGGCGCCTTCTCCAGCACCTCGGGCTTCCAGCCGTACGGGATTCCGTCACGGTTGTCGATCACGCGCGAGATGGTCCGGTAGTACGCGCTCGCCGCCTTGCCACCGTCGTCAGACTCGGCCGCCCGCAGTGCGGTGATCAGGCCACCGGCGTCCACCTTGCCCAGCAGGGCCGTGAAGTTGTAGACGTCGATGTCGTCTCCGCGCAGGACGCCGAACGTGAACGGCACGCTGCGCAAGGGCGCGTCGCCCTTCTTCGCTCCGAAATGCTTCATCGTGGTGCCTCTTTCAGTGGATGGGGTCGATCAGTCGGCCGCCGCCAGCGGCAGCGACCTGGTCATGAAGTGCGAGCCGGTGGTGCCCGGGTGGTGCACACGGACCCGGAAGATGACGCGCGCGCCACCGCCGACCGGGATTCGCAGGAACTTACGGCGCCGCGCCTCGATGATGTGCGGGCGCGAGCCCTCTTCTTCGATCATGACGTAACTCGCCTGCTTGCCACCGGCCAAGACGTCGACGTACTGCGTCGATGCGTCCCTGCCGCGATTCTTGCGGATCGAGGAGAGCAGTTTCCCGGTGCGCACCCGCACCCGGAAGCGCATACCCATCTGCACGCGGCTGGCCCGCAGGTCCAGATTCCGGCTCAGGTCGTTGTCAGTGATGATGAACGCCCGGGGCTGGCCCGGGTCGAAGTCGATCCGGGCTGGCCTGTTGGCGATGGTCACGTTCATGCCAGCCCCGCAGAGGTCACCTGGAACAGACCCACATGGCCGCCGAACCCTCCGTCGGGGCCGATGGGCAGAATCTGCCCCACGCGCGCGATCCCGCCCGGCTCCAGCAGCTTCTGCCGCACGCGCGAAGCGATCTCGGTCAAGGCCTGCGACAGCATGCCCGCGTCCCGGAATGCCCGCTCGCCCTCGGCGGACAGGACGGCCACGGGCGGCGGCGTGCCGTCGTCATCGACCACGGCGACGCAGCGCAACAGCGTCACCTCGAAGATCACGTGCCGGGTGTTGAACACGCTCGTGCCCGCACCCAGCTGCGGCGCGGTCGCCGACGTGTCGTCGGACTGGCCGTTGCCGACGCCCTGCATCCCCACAGTGAGCTGCTCGCAGTCCCAGGCAGCCAGCGCCGGATCACCGCCGAGGAGCAGTCGCCGGTCCGGCAGCGGCTCCACGTCGGGGTCGGTGTGCGCAGCCCAGTGATCGGCCACGCCCTCCAGGAGGGTG